GAGACTGTTCGGTCGCAACCTTGATAAAATCATAAACTGATTCGGAATCTTTGCAAAGAATTGCCGTCCGATACAACTTACGGGAAGTATACTTTTTGAATCGGAATCGCTCACGACCAGCGCAATCAATTGCGTCTAAAATTTCTAAAGTTTGGTCCATTACGTCGGGATCTTTCCAGCCATGTCGTGACTAATATTTGCTGCATTGTGAAAATAGTCAGCAATCTTTTGCAACTGCTCGATTTCCGGAGCAGCGTCTAGCGTCTTGTGCGCTCTGAGGATTGCGATAGCCACGCTAATCGAATTGGCATAGGCATCAAGCGCACTAGCGGCAAACGCATCTTGCAACCGAATCACTACTGCATCGGGTAATGGTAAAATATCTGGCTCGACACCATGCCCAGCGTCAAGACAAGCTTGCTCAACTGCCTTCAAATAATCTATGCGCTTAAAAACTATATACTTACTATCGTTGTGGTTCGCCGTTGTCATCTTAATTTATCCTTTTGGTGGTCTGTCCATTTTTTGAGCCATTGTTTATATACTTGACATACTCTAGATTCACTTACTCCAAATTCATCTCCCACTTCCGCTAAAGTAAAGTTGGTGCTATAAAGTAGTTTTATCATGTCTTCGTCCCGCTTACTCTTAGCTGGGACTACCTCAAAAATTTCTTCAAAACTTACTTCTCTTGGGAAAAGATAATCAGTAAAATCTTCGGTGTCTAAGCGATGAAATTGTAGCACACTTTGTTCATGGTCCGGAACACTGAGTGATAAAAAGCCGTCATAAAAAAGTCTTTTGCGGCTATCTGATCTTCGCCCATATATTTCCCTAAATTTATCAAGACCGTCACGAAGACACATCGTGCAATAAAGTCTAAAATCCAATTCAGTATTATGATTTATAACTAATGCTTCTAAAATGTAACCCGATAATTCTTCCGCCCGTAACTGTGCTCGATTAGGGAAACCTGCTTTATATGTTAAGTAATTTGCTAGTTTGTGTAAATCTATTACCTCTAACGGCGGGACTTTCTTTGATTTAGCCATCAGTCAAAATCCACATATCGTTAACGAATAAGGACCGTCTTGTACTATCGGCGAACTTGGCGCCTTTCACCAAGACTAGCACCTTGTCGGGCGCATTCCAAAGTGTTTCCTTAAAGTTAGGATATTTGAACCGACCGAGTGAAACCGTCACTTGGCCTGTCTCGTCCTCACAATAAAGCGTTGCACTTTCTTTCAAATCCGGCCGCTTAACCGTAGTCGGGTCCAAGGTCTCACCAGTGAAATGGCGATGAGTCTCAAACATATCTTTTTGTTTCTTGGAAACAATTCTTCCCAGCCACACGCATTCAAAATTATGTGGTGTGATTTCTGCTGGAATCTGATCGGCCATATGTGTAGGTGCTGGCAACTCATAAAATCCGTCGGTCAATTCGCCGTTAGCTAATTTCTTTCGAGCGTCTTCTAGCTCGATGGTAAGTGCGTTCAACATAAACGGATCATCGGCCATCATAAATTCAATAATAGTTTCAACTTTTTTCGGCCCAATCTTCGGGATCATCGCAAGCTCTGGACCTTCGAACCGCTTATGCGGCCTAGCGTTGCGAGCCTCAACAATGGCAGGTGCCAACGTCTTACCAATACCGGGAACCTGTAGAAATCCTGGCCTAATGCCCTTCGGGACATTCATTTTGAAATTGCCAACTCTACGATCGTCAACCGACCAACTCACATCGCTGTTCGAAAATGAAAGCGGAAGGATAGGAATGTCATGGCGCTTAGCATCTTGCAACAACGAATATAATCTATCTTTATCCTCTGGACCTTCAGCCTTGCGACACGAAGCAGCGTAAAATTCTGCCGGGTGATTTACCTTGAGCCACATAGTCCAATAGGCAATTAAACTATATACGAGACTATGTGCGAAGTTGAATGCATAGGCCCCGGCCGTCGCCATCATGTCAAATATTTTGTTTGCTTGTACGGCGCTACAGCCATGCGTCTTAGCTCCGTCCACAAATTGATCCCGCATCCGGTTCACTGCAGCAGAACCTTTAGATTTACCAATTAATTTACGGATAGCAGTTACATCAGCAGCCGGAAAATTTCCTAGATGCTGACAGATACGCATGATTTGTTCTTGATAGACAATTTGAAAATATGTCGGCTCAGTAATCATATCCATAATTTCATGGAAATGCGTAGCCTTTTTGCCTCGCTTGACCGCTATGTATTCGTCGGTCGCTCCACCATTCTGCGGACCAGGGCGAGAGAGAGCGTTAATGTCTGATAATTCTAGAATTGATTTTGGTTGTACCTTGAGATTTACGTCCCGAGTGGCACCGCCATCAAACTGGAAGATCCCCACTACGTCATCCTTGCAAAATCCTTCGTAGACATTCGGGAATTCGTATGACAATTTGTAGATATCTTCCATACTCATGCCGACTGATTGCGCTGCGTAATTAATCATTCCCATTGTCTTGAGCCCTAGAATATCGAGCTTCATTACATTAAGAATCTCAGCGTCTCGCATATCAATCGAAACAACTTGCATAGGCAAGCCTGAGTTTGGATCAATTTTTACTTTGCCATTTCGATCAACTCTCGTATAAACGGCGCAAGTGTTCGTTAGCGCTTCGTTGGCAACGATGACGCCGGCCGCATGTACCGACATTCCTTTAACGTTGCCCTCTAACCGTGCGGCCTTGTATAGCTCCGGAAACTTGTCAAACAATTCCCTGACTTCGGGGAACAATTCAATTGTTTCTTGAATCGTTTCCGTTGATCCTACTTCGCCGTCTGCTCTAGTAATCAACAGACTTTTGATCTTTTCCACCGCTTCTTTTGCTTGGTAATTATCGGGGTAGCGGGACCGTTGCACGTCTTCCAGTGAGTTTTTACCTTTGTAGCGAGTGAAGGTTGCAATTGATCCGACTCTTTCTTCCCCGAATTTTTCGACAAGTCTGGCCCGCACCTTCCATCGGTATTCGTCGTCAAAATCCATATCAATGTCGGGAAGGTCGGCACGGTTAATGTCAATGAATCGTTCGAACATTAAGTTTGGAAATTGAACCGGGTCCACTTCGGTAATGCGTAGCAAATAACAAATCAATGATGCAGCGCTAGATCCTCGGCCTGGCCCGCAAGCAATTAGGTCCACATCTTTCGCCGTTACCATCACATCATTTACTAGTAGGAAGTAGTCTTCGAATTTCTTATTTACGATTTGGTCAAGTTCGTATTTCAGTTGAGCTTTATATTCTGAAACGTTCTTTTTCGACCCAATATTCCTATAACGCCAGCCCTCCACAATCTTTTTACGCAACTGCGTTTCAGCGTCATTAACGCCAGGCGGTAACGGGAATTTAATGTTGGTAAGCTTCGGGATTGAAACACCTTTGCAGCGTTCGGCAATTGCAGCCGTGTTTGCCAACGCTTGACTTGCCGCTTGTCGAGATAGTCCAGCACCACAAAGAGATGCCAATAAAGATTTGTCACTAATCGGTGGCGTAAGTTTGACATCGTAGCTCCATTCCCTAGCTTTATCCTCGTCGGTTTTCTTATTTTGGCCACGGGTATTATGCAAGATTTCCTGTAACTCGGAATCATTCGGTTTGGTGTAATGAACGTCAAGCGTGGCTACCATTGGAATTTTTAATTCCTTTGATAACCTCTCGATCATTGCGTTTAGCGTGCATACGTTAGATAAAGTAGGGAAAGCTTGAACTTCCAAAAAGTAAGATTCACCGAATACTTTTTGAAATTGTCGGGCGACTTTCTTGCCTCTCTCGAAACTCGCTTGCTCAACGGGAATTGTTTTCCCACCAATAAGCGAAGTTGCAAGGAGCGATCCCGTACAACCTGAGAGGATGATGAGACCAGATTTATATTTGTTGAGCATACTTCCCGAAACCGTCGGCTCGAAATAAAATCCCTCGGCCCAGGCTGTACTAATAAGTCGCAATAAATTTTGGTAGCCATCTTGCGTCTCCGCCAATACTGTTAAATGATTCTTTTTACGGGAGCGTGTTTCATCTTCACTCGGTGCTTCGCAATAAAGCTCACAACCAAATATCGGCTGAATTCCTGCTAAAATTGCAGCCTTTTCTAGCTTTACGTGACTCGTTACGTTGCCGTGTTCGGTTACCGCAATCGCACCCATGCCTAGCTCTGCAGCTCGATCAATGTGGCTCTCTGGCATACCGTGGCCGTCTTGGTAAGAGAAACTGGTGTGGTGGTGCAACGAAACGAATTTCATAAATTACTCCGTCATATCTTCGGGGTACGGCCGATCACGTTTAATAGATTCGGTTAGCACTACATCGTCGCCATATTTTAAGATTCGCATACCGTGCGGGGACTCTAAATACATCTCCGCTTCGTCAATGTGTTTCCGCAGAGTTTCCTTATAATTTTCCATGCAATCTTTGAAATTTTTATATCCTTCACTCGCTGACCCAATTTCTCGGCCATTTGCCGCAACCGCTCGCCAACGGAATTCGTTGCTTGCGTCGCTATAAAAATAAGTTGACCCAGCCATCTCAATGTCCAATCGTTAGTTTGTTTGCATCGGCATTAATAAACTTTCGTACCGTAGACCAGAATGCGTCGTCAACCTCTAGGTTACCAGACCAATTCGCCATCGGGCCAACCTTAAATAAGAAAGAATTACAGTCGCAATTACTGCGGATAGGAGTGGCGACGTGCGTTAGGAGCATGTTCGAAACAGGTGGCTGACGGTCACGTTCGTAGATCCTCCGAGCCGCACCGTTGGTATTCCAACCGCAGTGCCACGCAATGTCGCTTTGTCCGTTCAAAACAATTGAATTGTTCGGTAGCATTTCATTGGGATCACTTTGGTACATCATTTCAACGATGGCACTAAAGCCATGCAAGTCCGGTTGCCGGCAAAGAGGTTGCGCTGGAAATGACGTAATGATATCTGCAAAATCATTGCGGATATCGTCAACCCATTGCGGAGTGATGGCCGGCAAAATGTTTACATTTGGGAGGAACTTATCTTGCAATTCGACGTAAGCCTTTTCCAAATCGTAACCGATGAAAGTCTCGAAAGCAGAAAAATTTTGCAGACCAAAGAAAGCATTACTTGGACTTACCATACGGCGCTTGTGTAGGTAGCCATTCTTTGTGCCGGTAAATCGAAAAGTAAATTCGTCACCCTTTGCTTTTTCTTGGTGCGTGCCTGCTACCGGATGAGTAGAAATCATAGGAATATTTACACTATGATCCGTGGTCGTATCGAAGATTGCTAATGGCCGGCCGGTAAAGCTCATGGCTTGAGCCGCTAGTAATCCGTGGATATCACAACCAATAATTGCGACTGGCTTAATCATTCGTCTTCCATCTCCTTTAGGATTTTATAAAGTTCCGGTTCAATCATAATTTGACTCTTATCTTTTTTAATCATCTTCGTATCGCTTAGGTAACCAAGGACCGTTGATACTTCGTCCCGAGTCATATGCGCCATTTCTTCCAAGTCAGGTGACCGGAAACTCTCACCATGTTTATCTAAAAAGAATTCCAAAAGTCTTGGATAACTCTTTAAGAATCGCTTGACCTGTTTCCTATGGCTTCGTGCAATTTCCCGATTGCGTTGAATGCGCTTCGACCTACGAAGGTAACCAAAATTATCTTGTGAATAAATTCTTTCTAGAAATTCGCAAGCTGCTTCTACGTGTTCCGTTTTAACAATTAATGTTTCGCCGTCTTCGGTAGAGAACAACCGACCGGCAACTGCTACCGCTAACCGTGCGATCTTTTCCCGAGCGTTAGTGCGTTGAATCAATGGCGGGTCGTCATGGAATTTCTCACCCATAATTGTCGCCATTTTATAAACTAAATCGTAGGCTTCCTTCTGCCACTCAATTTGATTCGGCTTGCGTGACCAGACCCATAGGATTAATTCGTTGCACAATTCAGAAGTATATGTATGCTTCTTTTTCTTATGCCGTGAGTTGTTTAGAAGCTCGGCGCTTACATCGTTCATGTCAACCGACATTGCAAAATCGAAGCGTGCGATATCCTCTGGCGCTCCGATTACTGATTGCAACATATCAATTCCGGCATAAGCTCTTTCGTCTATATATTTATTAGGACGTTGGTTAGCAATCCAGATGAGCCGGCAACGGGCATCAGTTTCCCGTCTGTCAGCTTTTGTAAGTTGAGCCCTTCCACGACTCCTAACGTCGGATAATAAAGAAATGATTTCTTGACTGAGACCTGTAGCTTCGTCCAAAACCACAAGCCGTCGGTCATTAACCGTGATTTCTCCCCAGGTAATAGTCCATTCGTTTGATATTTGTTTAACTGCTCCGACAAGTCCGGCAAAGGTAGCGCCTTCGCATCCGACAACGTGGCCCAATCCGTAATGAGCAGACAACCTAATAGCAGTTTCACTTTTACCTGTACGGGTATCTCCAACGACAATAAATTCAAGCCATCCACGAGAAATAATCTTTCCGTCTAGAGGGAAGTGCAAAGCACTATGCCAAACCAAATCCATCGCAATATGTAAATCATTGCGACCATAAATCTTCGTTACATTTACCGACAAATCATCGGCAATTTCTTCTAATTTATCTAACGGCGTTTGGTTGCGAGAAGGGTTAAAGATGGAAAGTCGAGAGATGGTATCCGTGGTAATTTTGAAGTTGTCGAGACTTGTAACTGATTCCTTAAGATCCCAAGAAAAGAATTCATTTCTTCTATCGACAGGCGAAGGAATTGTTGTTCCGATGACATTTGCCGCAGAGTTTTCTTGAGTTTTATGACGGCCAATATTGTAAATACGGCGTTGAGTATAATCAGCTTCCTCATGCAACTTCCGATCTAGTGAAGACATAACAAATAATTCTTCTACGGTCTGCGCTTCGTCAACTTCAAAACCTAAGCGGTTACATTTCTGCGCTTCGATTTCCGCTCGCAACACTTCGATAATCTTTTCTTCTCGTACTGCAATCATCTTTGAAATTGCTTCTACATTGTCCGGCTTAATTGTTATTTGGTGCTCGCCTTCCCAAAGCGTAGCCATCGGACATTTACGGCACTTCGGTCCAGCGTCCATATTGCACGCCATCGTCACAACGTGAGGCACCGAAAAGGTGGGATCTTTTCTACCAATTACCGTTACATTCATTGCCAGTTGCTTACCGTTGGTGCGGCTATCCATTGAACCAATTACTTTAACATCTACATTTTCAACAATTGGATCTTCTGGCACCGCTACCGATTCCGCTTCCCGCAGAATATTTTCAAAGCGTTGTTTTGCGTCTTTATATTTTAAGAAAAAGTCGGTTACATCACTGTGTGGGATATCCGGTAATAGCGGCGGGATCACCACCACTTCTGCAATGGGAGCGAGTGCCGAGCGGATAGCCTCGGCGCCTTTCTTTCCTTCTGCATCATTGTCATAGCAAACAAATACTTTTTTATCTTTGAATAATAAATTCCAACTATGATCCCAAGTCGATGCGCCGTGCGTTCCACTAACCGCATTGAATCCGTTTTGGATAGCGGTTAGTGCGTCTAGCTCTCCCTCGCAAATGATAACCGTGCTGTTTGCCAAGCTTTTAATAGGGAATAACCTTGCGGGACTTCCCCATCCGGTAGAATTTTTAGTTTTCTCAGACCCGTTCGCATTCGGGTCATATTTGCGAACGTTGACAAGTGCGCCGTTGTCATCACGAATAGGTATGGTGAAACGTTTACGCTTGAGGTCAAACCCAATCTCGAATAGACGGATAGTTTCATCATTTAAGCCTCGCTTCTTTTTTAATTCAGCAAGATATTTTTTACCGTTCGGCCCAAATAAAAACTTGCACCACCCGGTAACGTGAGCCTCGGTTAAGGGCTCGATATACTCGCCTACTTTTCGTGCTTCTTTTTTAATTTTTCCGGTTTCAATATTCGTAACTGTGCCAGTTGCGAAAGGATCGTAGTCAGCTTCCCCGACTTGATCTTCGTCTAGAATTTTAATTAAACGTGCAACTGTGCCACCTTGATTACAGGCCATGCAATGCCAAACTAAAGTATCAACATTGACACTTGCACTCGCTCCGGTTTCTCCGTGCAAAGGGCAAAGCATTCTTGCTTCACCTTTACTATTTGGGTTACCGACAATATATTTTTCAATGCGCTTGAGTACGTTTGGCGACGGCATGATTTACCGTCCGGACAATTGATCGCTCTCGAACATCAAGCTACGCAATCGTCCGAATGTATTAGCAAATACTTTTGGTTCTACCTGGCAGTCACCGAGCCAATAAAATTTAATAATTACTTCTGCGGCTTCGTCAACTTCAAATTGAAAATAGCAGGTGCGCTTTCGTCCTTTTTCTTCCCATCGTGTGCCTTGGCATTTGTAACCACAAGTCTGCAGCGTGGTCGCCAAAGCCATTTCGTCGGTTTCGAATAACATATCTTTCCTGTTTCTGTTGATAGACGGAACGGGAGAGCGAGCCGAAACCCACTCTCCCGTTAAAACGATTCGCCGTTAATTAATTATTTAGAACGGTTCTTCGTCGGCCCCGTCCGTATCATCAGTGGTAACGTCTTCGCCCTCTTGAGCTTCTAGAATAGCAGCGGGCACGTCTGCCCAATCGTCAATGTCGTCAAGGTCCAAACCAAGCGGCTCGGCAATTTCGTAGAGAGCGTCGTAATCCTCAGCCTCAACGAGTGCAACTAGTTCTTCCTCGGTCCACAAAGCGTCCGGATCTTCGCCAGCATCCTCGTCGGCGGTATCAGTGTCATCATCGGTGTCAGGCTCATCACCATTACCGCCTAAAGCCTCGTCATCAGGATCAACCCAAGGCCCCAAAACGCTTGCAATTTCTGCGTATTGCTCATCGTCAGCCGAACGTGGCGAGCCATCAATATTATTCTTTTGCCAACGAGTACGAATAAGGGCCTTGATCCCGACTACTTCGTCAGTATCAAAAGCTCCGTCAAATTCTTCCTCAAGACTCTCAGTAAGTCCGATGGCATAAGCGAACTGCGCTCGTTGTGAACCGGCCGCTTCGGAAAAAGAAACATAACTACGCAAGCGTGAATAATTCTCCGGCGGTGGCATACCATCACGACCAACGCCCACAAGATCCCATTGCACCATTAAACGAGGACGCTTTTTATCCTCTTTGTTATCCGGACCTTTAGAATATCCAGGCTCGCAAGAAACAATTTGTGCAACATAAACATTAGGCGGCGGCTGTACAAACTCGCCATACTTCTTAGCCTGCTCTGTATCAGCCTTTGTTACCTTGAGCTTTACCTTAGCCATTTAATTTTCTCCGTGTTGGTGTAGTTGATTTAGAAACGGGTCGCCTTACTGCGGTAGCAGCCGTGGCGGTTTTATTGCCTGCTCGACGTTCGGCCCTAGCTTTATCAATCTTGCCAATAATCGTTGGCACGGTTGGATTATCTACGTGATGGCCTAGTGCATGGAATCTATCTTTTGCGGTGTACTTACCTTCTTGCACGAAAAGGCACCGACGGATTTTCTTTCCTTTATTATTTGGATCATCTACTAGTGACATATAAGAAACAACATTTGCATAACCGGCAATCAATGCCGGCATGTCTTTGCCTTGAATTGCTGGCACATAAACAATTTTTCCGTCGGGATCGGTGTCGCTAATTACGTGAGCACTCATACCGAAATTAATATCTAATTCACAAAATTGTCTGACGTACCGAGCCAGTGTATTCATATTAATTAAATACTCTCGCATTGACGGAACGAATTCTTCCTGCCGTGGATTTTGTGCAACAACGTCCCGCATGATTTCGTCAATTAAAACACGGTTTTGGAAAAGCGTTAATCCGTCCCACCAAACTAATTTATATTCGCATGTTCCTTTCGCTAGAGTTGTTTTTAAGTGTTGGTAAACTTCCTCTACCTCATCGTAGGTGATTACCGATTTGCGGTGAGCCTTGGACCCTTGAGCCTCTGCGCTCTCTGCTCCGTGGTCGGAATCCATGATAAGCGTTGTCGGTCCGCCAGTGCCAGCCAAGACGGTTTTACCAACCCCAGGATGAGAAAAGTTCAACCAATTAATTGTTTTTAGTTGGCTCTCTGCCGTATTGAGTTGCGTTACTCCCGAAAGGGTTGACGTTGCTCTAGCTGGAATCGTTGTACCGGCTCTAGGTTTTTGTGGTGGCATTAGTGATTTTTTTCCTCTCGCAATTCGTGAGCGTCATAAGGATTCCACGGCTTGAATTCATAATCAAGCACTGATTCGTAATCAGCACCGATCGAGTGCAATTCACACGGAACCTTGAAAGCGCAATATCGGTCGCAATCTTCCATAGGATTTTTATAAATATCGAAGTCATTTTTTCTAGCTGCAATGACCTCCTTAGCCTCTTGCCGAATGCGCCCGTCAATCTCCGCTAGTTGGTTCCCACCAACGTCTAACGGTTCACGGATGAACAATGGCGACGGTTGACGCTTGGAAATTGTGCCGTCCTTATTTAGACAATATCCATCCTTGTCTTTCGGTCGATCATCCGGTAAAGCCTTGCGAGCAACGTTAAACATTACGTGGTCAATTTCCTGGCCTGGCTTGAGGATACCGAGCCGCAAAAGTTCAAGCCGTGCCGCCCATAGGTATGCCATGCCTTGATCGCCGTATCCAGAATTAATTTTCATGTTAGGAATTTGCTTGGCGGTTTTGTGTTCGATAATGCCGATACGCTTGTTTGCTTTATTGCGATAAACAACGTCAATCTGACATACGAACGTGCAAAGATATTTGCCATTCTCATCTAAAACGTCAATCTGAATTGACATTTCCGGAGCAATGATTTCGATATGCTTTTCTAGGCCAAAGTGATCGACGTAACCTTCGGCCATCGCCAGGCCAAGCTCTAGAGCGTCAATCTTATTTCCCTGTTCATCCCATTGGGAAAATTGACGTTTATTGGCGGTATGCCACGCTTGGAACGTCTTAGCGGGATGCGTTCCCCGCTTGGTTCCCGGTATGTACCACTCAGCCATGCCAACGTGCCAGCCGGTCCCAAAGCTCAATGCGCCTTGGTACTGCCTCGGTTGCAAGCGTCGGTCATAGTTCCATTGCCACCGCAGACGGCAACGTCGCCAAGTTGACCGCTCTGAATTACGAAGCGGGATATCTATTCGCCGTGGCATAACATCCTTTTCATTTTTCGAAGATTCATTAATTCGCCGTACAATTAAAAACTTAGTGCAAAGTTGAAACCGACACTAAGTATCTGCCAACTAGAAATGTTCTAGGGCTTATTTCAACTCTGCTCTAAATCTTTAATGTTAAAACTCGCTAGGGCAACCGGGGGAGGTTGTTATTCCCTAGCGAGTTTTATTTTTTGCTGCGTTGCACCAACACCAGAAGGTGACACCATCCCGGCAGGCGTTGCAATGGAACCTGCCGGGATGAGCACTCTACCGAGCGTCGGGCCGATCGTCAACCCCTACGAGAAAGGATCTTCGTCTACGGTGTCCTTGGCCTTGCGACCACGCTTGGCAGCCGTGGCAGGTGCGGCCTTGGTCGCTTTGGTGGCGGCCTTGGTGCTCTTACCGGCCGGCTTGGCCTTGGTGGCGGGCACGACGTTAGCAGCCGGACGGCCACGACGCTTGGCGGGCTCCGGAGTGGGAGCGGCCTTGGCCTTCCGACCGGCCGACTTCTGCGGAGTGGCGTTGGCGGCGGCGATTTGGTTCTTGCCAGTACCGGCAGGCCGACCACGCTTCTTCGGCACGTAGCCCTCACGCTCGGCAACCGGAACATACCGGGAGCCAGCCTCAGCCCGCTCGGCCCGATGAGCCTCACGCAAAGCTCGGTATTCGTCAGACTTTTTCCAATCTTCCCGAGTGAGGTACGCCATCGTGATTACCGATGCAGCGTCCATCTGCTCAAGATCCTCGCCGTAAGTATTAAGAATCCACTCTACCTGACCTTGGTGCAACCAAGTGGCCGGACGGTTGCCCTGGCCGGTGGACTCTTGAACTTCCTCAACTTGCTTCGCCGCTTGCTTAGCCATTTTAATATTTTCCTTTGTTTGTGGGTTGGTGTTGCTTCGTTGAAAGTACATTAACAAAAACGTAGATTCCTTGTCAAGCGATTCCTGAAAATTTCTTTCCAGACGGTTGCCTCCCGCTACAGAACCACTCTAGGGGAATAATAAAGCTTATCGCATACGTGCGTGTTCTTACGTGTGTATGCGATAAGAGAAAAAATCCTCTTAGACTACTTTTTGGTACACGTAGTGTATAGGAATTTATAAAGAATTTCTAGCCATAATTTTTCGGCGAACATCAAGAATTGCTAAATGGTCGTCCAATTTTTCTAAACGTGATTCGGTCACGTCTTGGTCAATCGTGTTCATGGTTGCTAATGAGCATACCGTAACTAAAGATTTTTTGTTAGCTCGGTGCGCTCGATCTTCAAACTGGATCATTTCATCCGGCGACCACGGTTCATCGAAAGCGATTACGTGATCGGCCGCTTGCAAGTTAATGGCGACTCCGCCGGCTTGCATGGTCATAACCATAATTTGATCTTTTCCCGAATTAAAATCATTCTCTAATTTTGTTCTTTGCCCTCGTTTGTTTTCCTTGCCAGTCAAGCGAGAAACTTTAAGACCTTTCTCCAGTAGGAATTCTACAATAACAGAAACCCATTCTTCAAACTGGCTCCCGATAATTACTTGTGTGCCGTCGTCATAGGCTCCAATTTCATCTAGCCATTCATCCATCATATCAAGTTTGCACGAATTGGTAGTGGGTAGAAGTTTTCCGTTTTTGAATTCATGCAAGCCATTAGCAAATTGCCGTAGGCGCAAAAACTCAGTAAGAATCGTCGTCGTATATGTCTCGTCGTAAGCGCCTTCGGCTTCCATGCGCCGATACTGCGCTTCCTGCTCAGGCCCCATTTTGCAAAATTTAGTAATGGGAAGTTTATTCGGCAACCACGGAGCACATTCGGCCTTGGTCCTCCGCAGAATATACGGTTGCATTTCCCTATAAAAGATGGGCTTCTTTTCTTCCAACATCGGCCCAATGACATTGCCAAATCCGTTGTTAGAAACTTCAAAATACCGGAAGACAAAATTCCAATAGGCAGTAAAAACGTCAGGCCGTAGGTACTTCAAAGTACCGTAAATGTCGTGCCCGTTCTTCTTTTTCATAGGCGTTCCGGAGAGCGCCATCCGCTTCCCGTTTGCAGCAAGTTTCAAAGAATTAATCGACCATGCGCTAACGGTTTTGTGATTACGCACATTTCCTTTATGCACTTCGTCATTTGTGATTGTATTCCACTTGACCTGAAAAAACTCAGGATATGCATAATTGTAATGCCAATGAAAGTTTGAGCCTTTACTGCATTTACACAATTTATTTTCGTCTTTTTTAATTTCTCCTGCGGTGGCCGCTCTTGTCATCGGCCCAGTATTGGTTTTATCTTTTTGAAATCTTACCATTTCCGAATTAACTACGATCCAAGCCGGACCGTCTGTATTCATAAATTCGTCAATGATTTTTTGCCGTTGTGCTCTCGTACCGGAGCAGACGAAAACCGGGTGCGGTTGCCATTGGTTCAACTCGTTCGGCCAAGTGGTTTCTACTGCCGCCTTCGGCGCAATGACCAATTGTTTCCCGTTGTCTAGCTTCGCTTCGAAGACGATAGCAACCGTCTCGATTGTCTTCCCTAGCCCTGGCTCAAGCCCATTGAGGAAGTGCGGAGCGTCCGCCCCGTAGCGCACATCGGCGGTTTGGTAGCTACCGTGCGGAGCCGCTAGAGCCGCTTTGCGTTCCTCCGGAGTCATATGCTTAGACAACGGACCGATATAAATTGCCTCGTATAATTTAGGTAATACGTGAGGCAAGACGGTTAGCTCTGCGTGATCGGCGATCGCAATTTTACCTAATTGATCCTCTTGCCGAACCGTGACGGTTGCCCAGTCTCGCACCTTCTGCGAGAGAGTGAGCCGTGAGCCAAAAAGCTCCCGCAATAAACGACAAGTACCCATATCCTTTGGGACCGTCCAGTGCCGATCTTCGCCCCGGTTCCACTTCCGGCCGGCAACCTTCTGCATAAGTTCTACGTCGGCCTTAAATTCCGACTCGTTGCGGAATCCGCCGAACCGTAGAGAGATACGGTCCCCTTCAATGTCTAGCAGTACATTCGCCATGAGAGAATCTTAATCTTAGCTCTCGTCGTTGTCAACCTCAGCCGGGATTAAAATTTCTAAGTCGGTATCTTTGGCGTGCTCGATAGCGTGGCCTGCCCATCGGATCATCTTGCAAGCTTGGACCTTCGTAAATCCCGCCGCCATGAGAGTTTTAATAATATCAAGTTCTATGCTCAAAACTTGCTGGCGAGTATTTGACCACTGTTCCGGAGTAAAAGTTTTCATATGTTTTCCAATCCGTTTTTCTTGAGATTGTCGTAAGCCTTTTTAACGTTCCGATATTTTACCATTACCTCTAGCGGATCGCAAGTCGGGCTTTCAACTTCTTTAATATAATCTCCCGTCCAGTTAATGAGCACTCTGGCTCGACGTAAGTCGGCCTTTACCTTGACCAATTCTTTATTACGGTCAATTTTCATTTTCGGCGGATCACCTGCCTTAGCTCTTGAATACTTAATCTTACTGCGTGGTTCCCCTTGTGTCCAGCGAACCGCCGACAAATTCTACGATTTTTCCCGAACCTCTTGCCGCACCTGTTCATGCTGGCACCATTTCCACTTCGCAAGCATCTTCCATACAAATTACGTCAATGTTTTCTCTGCGGTGGTGGATTGTGAAGCCACAACTAGGGCAAATGAATTTGTTTAGTTTACGTGGTTTAGGCTTTTCAGCTTGTCCCGGCAACTTAAATTGTGCCAACAAATCAGTTAGGTCGGAATTCTCGCTTACCCAATCGTGCCATACCTCCGTGTGGTCTACGTGGTTGCCTTTCCGGCCGCTAGTGATAATCCCGTAGTTACCCATTTTGTTATGAAATTCGTCAGTATGGAAATTGCGTTTACATGGTCGGCCGACAAATGTTTGCCACATATGCACCACTTCATGTATCGCCGTTTCTGCAGCTTGCATACCGTTCTCGTGTGCATACGGATTTAAGTTAATTCGGTTGACCATCCGGTAACCGTCTTGGCTCTGATAAAAGCCCATTCTAGAGCTTGAATCTTTATCCATAGAAATTACTGGATAAGGAAAATTCCTTTCATCATAAAATCTGTCGATGGTTCGGTCAACGAATTCATGTAGAAGCTTAAAGAATAAACCTAGCTCTTTATCCTGCTCTTGGAATGCCCTAAGATTTTGCGTTAATTGAGCAGCGCTAATATTAGCGATTGTTTTCCCAGATTTTTTTGTCGGCACGGTCCCTCACAATCCTAAAGATTTCGATTTGCGGAATATGTGTAATAATTCCAAGGGCAATAATTATTGTTCTAACTTTAACGTCATTCTCAATTTTTTCTTTATTGGTAGTTTTAGATGATCGACTCTCTATCAAATAATGTTGCGCTAATGTTAACAATTCTTCGACTTCCGGAGCTTTCAGGGTTGCTAGTGGGTTGGTTGCCATCGGTAAATCCTTCGATCCTGCTAGGTAGGTGAATTTTGTACGCTCTCGCTAAGGCTGGCGGCCGGTTACCGCCAACCTTGCGAAACAATGACTCAGAGCGTCCGGCAGTGCGGACCCATTCCAGCCGCCCGGCTCGCATCATCGGTCAAGTGCCGATTGCATCGGTAGCAACGGCCAATTTCGGTTGCGTAAAGCATTCCAGCGGCCTTGACGCCATAGTCTTCGATCCTGCGGAGCACTCGCCCTACATCGGCCTTGCGGACCGGCAAATCGGCATGACCGCCGACCACTCGCTTAAGGAAGGTGTATCCACTCCACTTGCCATCGGTCGGCCGCTGAATCATAAAGAAATCAAGATCATTATTGCCGGTCACGCTTGGTACTGCGTAGTAACCCTCTGGCACTACTGCGGAGGTAGGATCGGCGGAGGTTTCACGCTTCGGAAGCTCAAGCAATTTCTTAATCAAATCGCTTGCATTTTGACTGGTCAGCCGATCTACCGGAGCGAAAATCATTTCGTCTGTCATCCGGTCAACTCGCAAATTTGCAATAAATTCGATTTGCTTTTCCGACGCCATCCGGACCGGAGCAACCGGAGTGCTCTCGATAGTGGCAACCGCTGCATACTCGCTAACGGTTACTCCCTTGTGGCAATCCCGAACCTCGTTGACCGAACCGTGGAATCCCTGGCAGTTTCCGCACTTAATGATTGTCATGGTCATTTTTCATCCTTCATGTTTCGCCGTTGAAAGTACCTTACCGGATATCCCGTAGAGCCGTCAAGCCCTACCGGAAAATTTCTTTTCAATCGTTCCAGTTGAACGAGGCAAGCGGAGCGTTAGAGCCAACCGCAGTGAGGTAGATCGGATGAACGGTGCCCGTTCCAGCTTCCGACCAATTTGCACGCTCCGTAGCGTCGATGAGGCTAAAGAACCGCTCAGGCGTCATTTCGGCCAAGCTCACCAAAATCACATCGGTGTCCAACTTAGCAAGCACATTGACGAGAGTGCGGAGTGCAACTCCGGAACCATCGTAAGCGTAGGTGTATCGGGCTTGAGTGGGGCGGGTGGTTTCCATGCCTTCAATCTACTACGGGATATCCAGAAGTCAATACAATTTCTAAAGAAATTCGGGATGAATCTGAAAAAATTTAAGGGGTCGGTTCGGCCCTCCCTCACCAGCGGTCCCGCCGTGTCAGCCCTTGATAAACTTAAGATTACCTGACACCTTCCCAGGTGTCAAGCAATTTCTTAAGATTTAACCTTCGCCTTCGGTCAACTCGTACCACTTGGCTCCGAGCCGCCTACCATCGGCCAGCACTAGCTCGCAATCGAAGTAGGTCGTATCGGTGCGTTGTGAACGCTCTACCGTTCCAACGAAACCGGCATGGTCTGTGAAGTGTGCGGTAACTCCGTAGGTGTTTTCCATGCCTGTATCTAACCACGCTGGCCGAAAACTGTCAAGCGATTTCTAAAGATTTTCTTGGTGTCCCTAGTCGGATTCGAACCGACACTGAAACGATTTTAAGTCGTTTGCCTCTGCCGTTGGGCTATAGGGACTAAGTGCGTCCGGTCGGAATCGAACCGACAACCTAATGATTAAAAGTCATTTGCTCTAACCAATTGAGCTACGGACGCTTAGTGGCAACCTCAATAGGTACCACCTTTTAACTCAAAATCTTTACATTCAAAATGGCGCTTCTGCGGAGGCAGGTTGCGGAGCTTGATAAACTTAAACGTTTGCCCTTTTTTGATTTCCTCTCCACAAGCGTCACAAGGTCCGTGATCGAACCTAGCCTTTTTAGTAACATAAACTTTAACCGGCATTTTGTGACTTCCTGTTCTTGTAATCAATTGATGCGAAAACCACAATGCAGATAATCGTAAAAATTATTGACAAAGCAATTACGTCACTAAGCCAAAGGTTCGGCACTGTCAGCAGTGCGGCCAGATAGCAAAATGCAAAGATAATTGCAATTCGCTTACTTGAAAAATTCATTGTTCCCTCCCTTCAAATGCATAAAGTGCTCGGCGCATATTTTCATAATAAATTCTCCTTAGCGCATAGTCTGGCGCTTTGTCGTTATCTCTTTCATTGATATAAAACTTAACTGCTTCTGCCAACTTTTCGGCATCATCCATTAATCAGTCCGCCAATAATACATTTCAACTACATTACCGGGATAAGTAATTTCTACTACAGATGCCGTTTTCATCATCTCCCAAATAGGAGCCGGACAGGTGCTATCAATAACTTGGCGATGATTAGAAAGAACACCAAGCCGATGGCTCTTAAACATTAACCGCTTTTTAACATCTACCGGAACCATATCCGCTACCATCGTCGTCCCCTTTTCATTCTATAACTTTCATATTTGGCACATAAGATTCCCACGATAAACAATATCGCTAGAATTATTAGGTCAGTCCATCTTTGATCCATTAGTGAACCTCGCGAATCCACTTGACTTTAACACAACGATAACCGCCAGTATCCCTTTGCGTAAATTCTACTGCCATATCGCATGGTTCCCGTTCGCCAGTTTTAATGTCAAGTTGATTGTAAATAAATCCTCTGACTTCTGCTACTTGGATTTCCTCGTACCAAAGATAATCTTTCCCGATACTTCGCTCAACTACGATGGTCCGATGAGAAATTGCTGTACGAATTTCGATTTCGTCGTCATCGTCGTCCCAATAAATTTGAAGCGCCGATACCGTGTCAACGACTCCCGAGCCCTTTTTAGCTCTAGTGGTTGTCTCGGTTGCTTCTGGATCTCGGCCGGTAAGCTCCGCATACGCTCGCTTTGCAGTAGGGCCAGAGCCTAGGCCAAGCATCTTGGCGACTTGCGACCAAGCTCTACCTTCGGTGTCCCTAGCGTGTTCGATTTGTTCTTTAGTGCAAGTAATTTCTCTTGGCTTGCGTCCTCGTTTGCCAGGGCTTGCCGATCCGGAAATCAGAGAGTTTTTCTTAGGTTTCCGGATCGGACTTTTAGCCAATTGGGGCTTAGGTTGTGTTTTTGCCAAAATTGGTTTAGCTATAGTTGTTTGTTTCCGCTCTATTGGCTTTATCAATTTTGGCAGAGGTTTTAGGGCATGATTGGTTGGCTCCTTTCGTGGCTCGCCCTTCTTGGTCGGGGAGAATCTTAGCGGCTTCATGCGAATTTCTCCGCAATACGCATGATGCACAAGTGATCCCAGTGCCGAACCGGCTCGTTGTCACCGGCAAGGTACAATTCCGGCCGACGGCCAATCAATTCGTTGCACTCATCAATTGCGGCTCGGATATCGTCAGCGATTCGGAATGGCGTGCCACCAAACAACAAACAGGCGATTTCGCACATACCATCGAATTTTGCATTTGCGAGCTTCATATCTACCGGCCGCTTTTGGATCAGCCGGCCGAATTGGTGATAGAGCTTCGAAGCAATTTCCATTTGGTTGGTCAAGGTTTCCATATTCTTAAGTTACTCCCTGCTAGTTTCGGTGTCAAGCGGTTTTTAAGAATTTCTCAGTCTGAGAGGATCGTGCAAGCTCTCGCCAACATGGCCCGAACATCGTTGGTGCTGGCACCAGTACGGCGAGACACCAGCGCAACCGCTTGATCTACCGTGCGATTGCGGAGCTTCATAATCTGGCGCACGGCGTCGAGAGTGATAAGCGCCGCTTGGTCGAAAGTGGTCTGCGTCGTTTGCATGAGAGAATCTAACCATATCGGTTTGTGACCTGTCAAGACTTCCGGCAACATTTCTGCGAGAAACTTCGTTTTCCCTGGTCAGCCGCCATCTTTGGAAAATCTTTAGAAAGTGTTTGACACTTACTGGGTATCCGTGGTTAGATATCTCCATGACCTCACCTCGCAAGACACTCAAGCTGCAAGACCTCATCGTACATATCAACGGAATTCTTGAAAATTCCACGGATGATATGCAGCAGGCTCGCCATGCTGTAGCCTCGGTGCTTGAGACACAATTGATGAACGCAAATGTTTACAAGGGTTTCAAATACATTGGCGAGGGCAACGAAGCTGGCCAGATTGATGACTCTCGCCGTGCCTATTACCTACACTGGATTCTACTTTAGGGAGAAATGATGAAAAATAACAGTAAACTGCGGAAGCAGCAACGGAGGGCCGATGCCGAAACTAGGCAAGCTCACTGGGAGGGCTTGACCAATTTAGAAAAAGTTGCAATTCTTAAGCGTCGGCATGGTGAAAGAGATTATATGTATTGTCGGGAATATCAAAAGATGCTAAGTGAACAGGATAACGCTTATGCCTCGTGAAAATTGGCATCCCTCAATGGGAAAACAAATTGATGATCCTGATTACCGCAAGCTTGAAGATTTGCAATCAGATGCAGAGGATTTGCAGCGAGACATAGACGATAACGATTAACCATAAACAACAAAAAGCCCTAGTTCCGGAGCAATCCAGAGCTAGGGCTTTTTGCGTTATGCTATTAAATATTTAGCCTTCAAATGGCGGACTGTCCGGACCGATACCACTATTCGGCGCAAGTTTGCCGTTAGGGGTTGAGCTAGTGAGATTAAGCGGCTTGTAAATATTTACATATGCGGCAATTGCGCCAACGGTAGTGAGGAACCACATTAAGAATGTGAGCCAACTAATTACCGCTGTTCCGTCGGCCAACGTGGCACTAGTAATAAGTGCAACAATGGCACTTAGAATAATAGTAATCACGCCTTTTACTGCAGACGGGAGCGTCACCTTCGTGAGCAAACCATTAAGAATTGGCACTAAAGTACCAACACCAGCGCTAACCACTAGGGCGGGGATATGCAGTGCATCATTTTGCACTTGCTCTTGAGACACTTGCAACAAAATACTCATTTAGTTTCGCCTTTCGGGCAAATAGCTGGGATAGTTATTGATGGGTTATTAATGCTATCAATATAAGATTTGGCACATTTCAAAATATTTGTTGCGCCTGGCGTTAATGTATTCGGATCAGCCGTAACGGGAGTTAAAGCTTTGAGAGTATTAACATAATCTACAATTGATAATAAATCTTGACGTTCTACTCTGTTTTGATCGGTTACCGTTAAAACTCTAACCAAAATAAAACTTACCAAGCTAGTTTGGATAATAAAGAAAACGGTTACAATCGCTAAAACCCAATTACTATGTTTTCGTGCTCGCCGTTCTTTTGCAATGTCTCGCCGGTTGCTTTCTAATGCTTCTGTTGTTGCCGTTAAATTCTCGGCCATTGCACTAACGGAATCAGTTAGATCCTGAATCGGGTCCACCACTTCGGGCACTCCTTTGTGCAGTTATTAAGTTTTGTAGCTCGGTAAGCGCTCTTTGCGCTTCATTTAATTGAGATTGGATACGATCATCTAACTCATCTGATTTTTCTTTCTCTTTAACCATTGAGAATCTCATCTCGCATCTCTATTCATCTTTTCTGCCTGTAGCCTCGCCGCTTTTTCAATTGCCAATTCATCAACCAAAGTTTTAACTAATCTATTTGATTCTTTGATCGTCTCTTGCGTGCTACTCACAAGCGGCAACACTAATTCTTGATACGCAATTAACTTTGTGTATACGTCTTTTTTCTCCTTTTCTGACTCGTCAAGTCGTTTACTTCCCCAAATGAGAACCATAATAATGATTGCAATAAACGGAATTGCGATTCCCAATTGGGCCGGTAATGGAATTGTTGTAGCGTCAGCAATTAAAATTGGGAATCGCAACATATTAATTCCTTACATGCTCAATAGCATCATCACAAATCGGTCGGGCGAGTGGTGCCATTTTGAATTCATTTTCATCTAAATTTGCACAAATCAAAAACCGAGTCTTGTATCCATTTTGTTGTGTTTGTTGTGCGGTTGCTTTTCCTTGATAAGCGGTTGAAATATCCCAGCTAAGTAAAAACCCTACAATTAATAATACGATTAAAATTATCCATTCTAATCGACTTATTGAGTGATCTTTAACTAGATTAAGGGAAACCGAATTGCCATCAATGCTTTCCATGTATCACCGCCAACAATTCCATCGCTTGTTAACTTAAAGAATGCCTGCAATTGTTTAATTGCGGTTTCCGTTTCCTCTCCGAAAGCTCCGTCAACTGTAACAGTTGCTCCGTTATATTTAAGCATTTCTTGGAGCTTTGTTACTGCCGGACCCTTATCGCCAATTGCTAAAATTGGCAAATCAATTGATATTGTCACTTTTCCGCCTTTGACTACTGTTACCATATCTGTGCCTTGATGAACCTCTATTGGGTGCCCAATGATAGCTGTACCCCAATTGATTCCGCTTGATAACTCAAACGGGGAAGCTTGACACTCGAAATGCATAGCGTCATAAACACTGTCGTTTGTTTCATTATCGCCGTTCCAATCGCCGCCCCATCTCCAAACTTGTTGGCCTGATTTAGTTCGAATTTTTTCGATATCATCAATCATCGCTCTTGGCATATCTGTAATTAATCTTTTGCCGTAGGGATTTGTGCGCCAATTAACATCTACTGCGATAGCGTGAGCGTGAAGCGAGGGAGCAGAGCCGGCAGTGATCGGCCGACAATTGTAACCGCCAGTGTCCTCATGCCTCGGATGGTAATTGTGGTATTTGAATAATTCGTCAAGTGCTTTCATAGCTCCTGAACTAATTAATTCAATTGCCATTTGTGCTCTTGCTCCGGTATGGAACGTGAACCAATCGGTTTTGCGATGACAAGCGGTAGGCCATAGGTTCCGCATTTGTTGAGTTGAACGTTTAACGCTCATGCATTTATTACCTTTCCTTGTATGACCCATGTAGCGCCACTTCGTAAAAGTTCTACTCGATCACCAGCGACAGGAACATAAGGTGAAATATATGGGTACTTTTTAATTGAAACTGAAAATTCTCCGTCCCAAATAACCGCCGGCAATCCAGAAACATATGAGGGATCTATGTTGCCAAATCCAATCCACTTTTGTTCTTCTGTTGCGCCTTTAGACATTTGTTGTTTTATGACTGGAATAATTACATCTCTCAAAAACTTAAGCGGATCGGTGCTCATACAGGTACCACCTTTCTAACCGTATGCTTCATTTGTGCGCCGATTCGCAAATCAGTTTCCCAACTAGTTTCTGAAAATTTGTCAGCAATACCGAGTGGTGTATAACCAATTTCGATAATGTCGTCGTGACCATGTACCGGCATTAATGCAGTTTGGAAAGTAATATGTTCGTACACTTGGCTTGCTTGAAACGCAATTCTTTTAACTTGTGCGTCTAGTGTTGCTTGGTCGATTGCATCGCTATCCGTGCGAGCGTCAACAATTGTGCGCCGACGATTAACGGTACTCGTCGGGCTATTTCCGTTTGAATTCGTATAAGAGGAAATTAATACTGGCCGGTCAGGTTGGCTTACGACCGAAACCCATTTATTTGGAACACTGAATAAATCAAGCTCTTGCGAAAAATCTGGGAACAAAACCGACTTATCGTCGTTCTTATATTGATGATTTGCCGAACGGTTGCTAGGAGCAATATAAGGTGCAAGCACTGGGCTTACGTCTTCGAAATACAATGACTTAAAGTTGATAATATCAAGCAAATTGTTAATAACCGTTAACTTCTTTGTGCCAGGATCCCATTCCCGAGTGGTCGGCATTGTGTAATCGGTTGTGCGCTCAATGATAGCGGTTGCTGGGTCAATACCAGATGACTCAAGAACATCAAGGATCAAATCGAACACGACGGCATCCTTCGCCGCAGTAAATCGACCTTCGAATTTATCTTCGTTCAAAACTACGCCTTGATCGTATGCCTCAATTTCTCGATAAACAATTTCTCCGTCACTGCTCCGAGTTGGGCTACTTAAAAGAAACACTCCCTGAGATAACGGTACCCAAAGGCCATTCGGCATTAATACATCAACAATTGGGCGAATACGATCATTCAAAAAGTCGATGCCATATCCCAAATCTTTAATCTTAAATTTAGCTGTGCGCTTGATATCTGCAAGTGATGAGTGGGCGACGGATGCCGAAATTATTGTTCCTTCTTCTTTTGCGTTGCTCAATTCATATTTGAAATTATTGTCAGCATCTAGCAATTCATACCGGAACCGTAATCGCCGACTGTCACCCTTTAATTGATCGACAATTTGTGATCTTGTATAGGCAATAAAAATCGGTGCGGGAGCAACAGCAAAACTTAAAAATGTATATGTCCGGCCGGCTGATTTGCCAAGCAATTTTTGGCGAACCGCTATACGAACTAATGCAGTTGTTGTTTTGCCGGCACTTGCACCAACCAAGCGGCTCCGTAAATTGAAGTGGTCAATAGCGGTTGTCGTACTCCCTACACTTGCACCGCTGAATTTCCTACGTGCTCCCGATAGTGGCGAGCTAGTTACAGTCTTGCCAAGGCTGGCACCAACAACTTGATTTCGTGGGAAAGTTCTAAATTTGTCGGCGGTAACTGTTGTTTTACCAAGGCTGACACCGCTGAACCGTTGACGTACATTTAATGTAGGGCTAGAAGTAATTGTTTTGCCAAGACTTGCGCCATTAACAGGAACATAAAATTCCGGAATATTTACATCTTCAAAAATAGCCGGGGTTAATCCGGTGGCCGCTCCGCCCGCACTAGCAGCCCCAAATAATGCAACAACTGCATAAACTTCCCAAGTCGGGTTATAAGTAACTTGTGTAGTCCACACGGTTCCGCTAGGAGAGGTTTCAATAACTATTGAATTCGGGCCAGCGTACCTAACTCGCCACCAAATATGCTGAGTAGGATCATATGGGATTGTTATAATGGTTGGGTCATAAACGCCGTTGTTTTTTAATCTAATTCTTAAGTTGCCAGTTGATGACCCAGCGGCTTTAATTACGTCAATATCTAATGTACTGTCGCCTGTACGTGGATAAAGATGAAAGCCAGTATAAACACTTCCCGCTCCACCAGCGCTTTCTGCAGTTTGTACGACCTTCACATAAATAGCACTATTTTGTAAATCATAATTAGCAACGCTTGCATAAACTTCATAAGTGCCAGAGTTTGAAACCGGCGTAATAACTAATTGCCCGCCAGTTTCAACCGCACCAGCAGTTTTATTCCACTTAGCGGCGTCATATGTGTTGTCGTTGAAATCATCAGTTAGCGTTTCAATTAAATCAAAACCGCTTAGATATTGTGAAGGGGTTGCAGTCTTACCAAGACTGGCACCTGACAACCTTCTGCGAGCAACGATGGCACTTAGATTAGTTGTAGTTTTGCCATTTTCTGCGGCGGAAATTTGGTTGCGAGGAAACGTCCTAAATTTATTTGCAGTAACGGTAGTTCTTCCGACGGAAGCGCCAGACATTTGTAAGCGAATTCTCGGAGTGCCAACCGTCGTTGTTTTGCCAGATGATGCGCCAGATACTTGGACAGTATCGAAGCTAGTAATCGTGAACGCACCAAAGAAAATCGTGTCATTTTGGTTAGTTCCGTCTTGGTTGAGAGCTAAACCAAAGTTCCCGGCAGCAGGAACATCAGAACTATTTAATACCGTAACTGTCCAGTTAGTATCAGAACCGACTCCGCCCGGCTCACTTGCAGCAGAGGTATACCAAAGTTTTACTTTGTGGTCGAAGTTGGCCCCATTCGCCACCACTCTAATGCGGACATAAAATTGAACGCCAATGCCTATAGCGGACAATGACCCTGCGGAAAAGGTAGCCCTAGTGGTGGCGAAAGCGGCAACAACGCTTCGAAGAACAGCAGTTTTTGCAAGTACAGAAAGGTCTAAGACCCATCCGTCTTGCGGATACGTTCCACTCCAACCATTATTAATGTGGTATGCAATTGAAAGCAGCCCTTCCGTACCAAAGCGGCACGGAATTGCACCAGTATCAAACTTTTGATATGTCTCAGTTGTGCGTTCATCAATCCAGTCATTAAAACCACCACCTAACGTTAAATTTGTAGAAAGCCGTCCCTCCCCTGATTGCGTATCGGCGAATGCCGTCGCCCCAGTGTTGATAGTTGCGATCCAAGTTGCGGGCCAAGCTGCGCCATTTGCGCCCGGCCAGTTATAAGTGGTGGTAGGCATTATTTAATCCTCAGTGAAAGTTAAAGCGCCAATTGCAAATTCGACAGGATCACCAGTTAACACGGTGCGGCTTACAGCGAGGTCGCCCCAGTAACGCATGGTTCCAACGGTAGCGGCATCAAATAAAGCCCATGCGACAATGGTTCCCCATCCGGCAGTTGCCGTCGGGAATGCAATAATTGCAGCGTTGCTAACGACACTGCCGGTCCGTGCAAAGGCGGTTGTTCCACGAATTTGCGCCACCCTGGCATATGAACCGCCAGTGACCTCGGTGCCACCGCCAGCATCGGTAGGAGCGGCAGTAAATAGCGCAACATACCAAGTACCAGGAACGGTATAGGTAACGGCTCGAAATTCATAATCAAGCCAAGTTGCTTCCTGTGTATCTGTCTTAGACCCAGCCATTTTAGACTCCTTCTATAAAGTGAATTTTTGTCATTGTGATTGCTGTATTTGCGCCATCTTCGTAAGCGTCATCTAACAAATCAGCTTCTAAATTTCCAATAATAAATCGTCCCCGCCTATCCCTATAACAAATCAAAGATGGGCGAGTAGATAAATCTAATAAGTGTGGAATATCTGCATTTTCTAATTTAAGCACCGATTGAATTCGCTCCGATAAATTTTCTCCAAACTCAACTGACGGATATTGACGGCCGGCATATGTTGCCATTGAACGTTCACGGCCAACACCATATGAACGTCCGTGACCATCCCACTTGAAACGATAAATACTTGTTATATCTGTAATATCGTGGAGCCAAACGCCACGAAGATTAACTGTTACATACGCAATCACACTTTCATTTGAAGTGCCGTTGGTATCAGCATAAGCAACAATTTTGTATTCATATTGCTGGCCACTGGCTACTTGATAGTCATAAAAAACTGGACCGTTTGGAGGTAATAAAGTAGCAATTCGTACCCAATTCGCTTGTGTTGATTTTCTACGAAATAAACTATTGTAAGTTACAGGAGGATCACTAAATACTAAATCAGGGTTGGTATAAGAGATAATAATTCGCCCATTATCGGGATCGGGAGCCCCACTAATTGTAGGTTCTTCGGGCATGATAAATGCCGTTGTGAAAACGCTAGATGCTATTGCACTTTTAATAAGTGCATCATTCCACGCATATGCTTGAACTTGATATGACTGACCATTTAATAATGTCCAATCAATCGGAATCGACAACGATGAACCAGAAATTTTTCCCGTATCAACTAATGTATTCCCAAGATTATCTTTTAGAAGCACTTGCAATGCATTGATAGGACGGCCAGCAGGATCAGAATAACTAAGTAAAACCGTGATCCTATTTACAGAAATTGAGGAAGCATTTACTGGCGAGCTAATAGAAATAGTTGGCGCTGCAGCCGCTACGAATCTTTTCTGCGTAGCTGCGGGAGAGGGAGCGTCGGCGGCATCCCAGGTATAAGCAGTCCACAAATAACTAAGTGCATTGGTTAATGTTCCACCGGGAACGGAAAATGTTTCTGCCGAACTAGTTACCTTTCCAGAGTCATAAGCGACGGTTCCTGCAATTTCACGAGTAATAACTAATCTATGTGCGCTTTGTGTATCGCCGGCCGGCTCATCCGGATCTTCAAAATGTGCCGTAAATACTTGTGTAGTGGTGGCATCAAAATTTGCTTTGTCGTCAAGAGTAGGAGCATAAGGATTTTGGTTTGTTGTTGACGCACTCACATATCGAAATGACGTTCCGTCTAGAAAAGCAACATCTAAAGTATTAAATAAAGCACCACGAGAAACTGAAACATTTAATGCGGTTACTGTGCCAGCATGTAATACCGCCCAACTTCCCCAGGTGCCAGCACCTCGATCATATTTGATCCATTTAAGATCATCACTTGTGTCTCCAACCGCAAACAAATAAATATTTTGGTTCGCATCATATGTTGCGGCAATTGCATTGATAGGGCCATCACCTAAAGCCGGCGGTGAGATATAAGTTGTGCCGGTATTTGCTGCATCTCGTTGAGCAATTTTAATGTTTGTATTGTCGTTGTCCGGAGCATATGCGACAACAAACCTATTGCCGTCAAAGTACCCGGCAATTGCTGAATTCCAAGCATATCTCGTATCTAGCTGAACGACACTATTGTGAGCACCTGAATTCCAAGAGCCAGAATTAAATACAATTCGGTTAAACCAAATACCCTGTTTTTCTGTAGTCCCTGCGGCATTGTTTGTCCAAGCGGCCATCAAATGCGGAGTATTAGATTGCGTTACATATTGATTTCCCACTTGATGAAAAAAATCAATAACAGGATTGGCTTGGTAAAATGTATCGGTAATGTCGCCTAAGAAAAATCCTGTTTGCTTTGTAATAACTGCATTTGTAGCAACATTAAACCGAATCCGCTCGCCAATAATCTCACTGATCCCGGCAGTGGGGCCTTGTGCTTCATTGGAAACAATAAAACAATCTTCTTGCGTATTTGGTTGCACGTTCCAAGTAACCGGAACAATGACCATTGCCGGCACTCGCATATCAGATTGATCTTGTGTGCCGATTGCGGCAACGTAATCATTAGAAGGGACCGGAACGTCAGAACCAAATGAAAAGTTTGTTTTTGTCGAGTTTGGAATTCCACGCTTAACAACTAGTCCTCGGCCAGTACCGGGAGCAGCGTTGTATGCGTCGTTGCCTTCGTTCCAGCAGACATATAAAGCATCTAAAGGACTTCTAGCAAGGCTTACCTGATATCCAATAACGCTTGAAAGTGAAGTAATTAAAGTAAATGTGGAACCGTTGTCCTTGCTATAAAAAAGATCAGCATTAGTTCCATTCGGAACAATCGAGATGATAGTTCCATCACTCAATCGAACAATTTTGTTTTGTCCACCACCACCATAAGCGGCATTCGTAAGCGCCGTAGTATCAATTTGTGTATCAGGCATTATGACTCCGATTAAATATTGTACGGATCAAAGCCCGCACGATGATGGGGAAAGAAATGAGCCTTTCCATTAACTTGAAAAAATTCGCCCGCTTCGTGACGCTCGACCATAACTACTTTTTCAAACAACCAGCGGAGCCACGTTTCCTCGTTGTAATTGGTTGGTGGAATTGGGAACCTATGCAGCACTTCGATTTTAGAACCATTGGCGCTATCCGCACCTTTAACAACGATATATAAAAACAATCCGTGGCGCCCCTCGCCATCTCCGACTTCCCGTAACTCAAAAGTCCAACCATCTTTATATTTTAATCCGTCTAGTAATTGCGACAATGGTTCAGGGTATGGAAAGACGTGCATTGCGTTACTCATCACGAACCTTGCCTTGCAACTTGACGAATATTGTTAAAGAAATCGGCAACATTTTGCATTTCTGCGATGTCGGCAGCGGGGATCAAAATTTGGTCGATATTGAACGTATCGCCACCACCGCCCATTGCAGCTAACATATCTTTATTGAAAATAGTTCCTCGTGTCCGTGGCATGAATAGCTCCGGGCCATTTTCGCCCACTACTGAATATTTATTCATAGGCGGATTACCACCACTAGCGAAACCAAGTCCGCTAAATAGTCCGCCACCTTCTACGAATCCACCAGCATTACCGGCAGTAATGTCATGGTAAAGATCAACGCCAGAATAACCACCAATATTTTTAGCTAAATCAGCCGCTCTTTGTGCCCATGAAATTGCAGTTTGTGCGGCACTAACAACGCCATTTAAGAAACCAACCATTGCACCGCAAGCTCGATCAATAACACCTTTTGCAGTATCAATTGTTGTTCCAATTGCGCCCCAAACTGTGTCCCACACTTTTTGCAATGCATTAATAACGTCGGTAACTTTTGTTTTAACTGCGTCAACCGACGTGGCGACGATGAATTTAATGCTGGTCCAAGTTGTGTCAATTAAAGTTTTGATTGCATTCCAGGTGGTATCCCAGAATGTTTTCAAGGCACCAACAACTGTGCGGATTACTAAATCAATCCCATTCATTGCGGTAGTTATAATTAACTTGATGGCATTCCAAACAGTGTCGATAACTGTTTTAATTGCATTCATTGTCACGTCAAAGAAATTCTGTAACGCCGTCCAAATTGTACGAATTAGCAAATCAATTGCGTTCGTAATCGGAGTAATAATATTATCTTTAATAAAGCTCCAAACAGTTTGGAACACCGTTTGAATTGCAGTAAGTGTTAGCGAAATAAAGTTTGAAATAATCGTAAAAGTCGTCGTGATAATTAAATTAATAAGATCCCATGTCGTCTGGATCAAAGTTGAAATAATAAACCAAGCATTTGTAAAAATAGTGACGACGCCGTTTAATTGGTTGGTGATATAAGCGACGACGAGATCCAAAATCGTAGTAATAATTGTTTGAATTAAATTCCAAACGGTAGTTACCACTCCACCAATAACATCCCAAACAGTTGTAAAAATAGTTTGAATTACATTCAATTGGGCGGTGATGATGGTTGTTACAGTATTAATAATGGTAGTAATGACGGTACTAATTAGATCCCAAACGACTTGAGTCGCCGCCTTGATTTGGTCCCAGCATAAATAAATAGCGCCAGCAACTAAAGCCAACGGACCGACGATCAAAACTGCTAAAGCGGCAAGTGCGCCAAGAATAATTACGTGGAATTTATCCCAAATGTCGGTAAGGAAAGTACCGATTGCATTCCAAGCAAGCGACCATGCGGCACTAATCAATCCCATGCCGGCATCAATGACGCCAGAAATTATATTAATAGCAAGTTCGATTGTCCCTCGGATTAACTCCCATGCGACAGTAACAACTCCACCGATAAGAGCCCATGCTGTATTCCAAATTCCTTCTAAGATGCCAAAGAAATTCGTAATGATTTGCAGCAATCCATCCCATAGCGCTTGCCAATCGCCAGTTAAAATTGCTTTGAAAACGTTGAAAATTCCAGTAATTACTCCGATGGCGCCAGTGACTACCGCTGCAATTCCGGAAAAGACACCAGCAAAAACTGTTACCAATGTTGACAAAATTGCAGCAACCGTCGTGACAATTGTTTGCATTGCGTCAACAATGTTGTTGACCAATCCTTGACCGAATCGGTCCCACAAATCAGTAACAATCGCAACAACCGTATTCACTGCAGCGACAATCAATTGGAACGTTGCGATAATCAAAGTAATTGCAGAAGTAATTACCGGCACGATTGCAGCAGCCATTTGCACAACTGCAGCCGTAATTGCATTCCAAATCTCAACCGCCGCAGTACGAATCGTAAGAAACAACGGCAATAATGAATTAAATACAGACGTGGCAACCGAGCTAATGACGGTCCAAGCGGTTACCGCTGCAGAGCTAACAGCGGCAAAGATTCCCGGTAAAGAATTAAATACTGCCGTCGCAATTTCTACCGCAGTGCGTGCGGCCGCTCCAATTCTTTCCATTACACCAACGACGGTATTACCACCGCTAGTTATGGCCCCGCCTTGGAATACTGCTACCAAATTGTCCCATGCATCAATTACTTTTTGCACAAATCCAACCGCTGCATTGAATGCAGTTTGCAACGCACCGCTAACGATCGACGCAACGTTATTAACTGCATCGTGGAAAGATTGGAAATGCGTGTAGGCATAAATAAAAGCAGCCGCTAAGGCAGTAATTGCAACAACTATTAATGTTACTGGCCCGAACAACAAAGCAAATCCGGCAGCGATGGCCGGCAGCATTGCAGCGATTAACGTAGCTCCACCAGCCAGCAAGAACAGAGCAGCGACAACACCAAGAACAACGGCAAGCCACTTTTGCATTTCCGGGCTAAGTGCTGCAATTTTGTTAACTAATGTAGTGAGAATATCAGCCGCCGCTTTGATTGCCGGCTGAAATAATTCACCAAAGGTAATCATTGCAGTTTCGACAGAACCTTTTAATTGCTCAATGGAACCTTTCAGGTTATCCATTCGAGCCTTGGCAACGTCCGCCGCTTTTACTCGCTCGATAGCATCTTTCAACCCGTCGAATTGGACACCAGTGGTATTAACAATTGTCGAAAGTGCGGCCAGAGATTCAGTACCGAAAATTGTTTTAAGTGCGACTGATTGTAGCTCCGGAGTCAAGTTGCCGATCGTTGCGTGAAGCAACGTCATAATTTCATCCATCGGCTTTAATTTTCCAGCCGCATCAAAGAAAAGATTACCGCCTTCCTTTGTGACAAGTCCCAAATCCGCTAACGCACCTGCAGCCTTTTTTGAACGTGGTGTGAGGTCAGTAAGGAATGACCGCAAGCTAGTACCGGCTTGGCTACCAGTGATGCCGGCATTACCGAGCAACGCAATTGCGGTTGTTACGTCGTCAATGCTAAGTCCCATTGCCTTTGCAACGGGGCCAACATATTTCATTGATTCGCCAATATCCGAAATGCCAATCGAGCTTACGTTTGCAGCGCCAGCAAAAATATCCGCAACGTGAGTTAAGTCTTGCGCTCGCAACCCGAATTGGTTCATTGCGTTAGCAGCAATTGTCGCCGCTTGAGGCAAATCAATTTCGCCAGCAGCAGCCAGCGCCACGGTTGCGTCTGCAGCACCGTTCATAACGTCCGGTAATGCAACGCCAGCTTTTACTAATTCCTCAATCGCATTTGCCGCTTCCCCTGCGGAGAAGACGGTGTCGGCACCGAGTTGCAAAGCCTTCTGACGTACTGCGTCTAATTGATCGCCGGTGGCTCCGCTTACGGCGCCGATTGCGCTAATCCGTTGTTCGAAATTAGCAGCAGCACCTACCGCCGCAGCGAAGCCACCAACAATTGCCGTACCAAATCCAACCATTGTTGAACCGGCAATTAACATTGAACGGTTTACACCGTCACTACCTTTTGAAATTCCATCTAATGAACGTGTTGCCTCATCAACACCTTTGCTAACACCAGAGGCATCAAGCTCAATTTTTCCTTTTGCTGTACCTACGTCGTATCCAGCCATGCGAGCTATCCCGTCTTTTCATCTTTTGTGGACTTGCTCGCCGTTGACATTGTTGATGGATCACGGAAGCTTGATTCTTTATTAATCGTCCGCAAATCCGTTATAAAATTACCGTCTTTATCTTCCATACCACGCAAAATAACTTTTAGCTTTTCGAGCTTCAATTTCTCTGCGTTTTTACCAGTTATTTTTTCAAGCTCTTGAATAACCGAGTTGGCATATAGACTTACGGCTTGATCGAAACAAAAAGCAACGTAAGTATCTTCAATATCCATTAATTCACTCGGACGTATTCCCCATTGCTTCGCTTCGTGAAATGTCATCCATAACATCGTCCTGTTGTTTACGAAATTTTTCGAGATCCTTTGTACCTCCCAATGCAAATTGGAAAATAAAGGTTTTATCAGCGTCGTCCACCTCATCGACATACAAAAGCTCAGGGTCACGTTCAGCTTCCGTGGCCGGCTTAGACAGGATGGGAGGATCAACAACGCACGCAACCGTAATCGCATCCATCGTTTGCATGATTTCAGCAATAACCGATAAATCCTGCGTCATTTCTTTAGCTTTCTCACCAGTAATTCCACCAGCGCCTAGCGCATTCTGGACAATCGGGAGCAAAGCGTTAGGGATCATTCCCTCTTTAATAAAATGTTGAATGCCGGGATTCTTCACCAGCGCAACATTGCCAGACGGCAGATTTAACTCTTGACCGACGTTGGACTTCTTCCAATTTTTAGAATTTGTAGCCATTTTGTTCTCCTAGGAATCGTGGCGTTAAGTTGTGTTTAACAGTTAAAAATTACGGGTTTGAAACGCTAGCAACTGCGGTTTCATTCTGGACAATATCGTACAAAATGTCGGTAGACATTGGGATACCAATTCCGTCACAAGCGGTAAGGAAGAATTGGTCATTACCGAAATCGCCACCAATATCACCAGTGGCCCTAGCCTTATAAATAACGCAATGGAAGTCACCACCGCTATCAGAAATCATCTGACCCTCAATTTTGAAATAAGGGCGGGAATCAGTGACTTTCTTTTGCAATTTCTTAACTTGTGCGGGAGTGGTACCAGTCGAAGTAATCGTGCCACCAGCAAGAACGGCCCATGCTTCTAAAGAAACACCGCCCGACTCAAGCGACCAATTAATAGAAGCACCTTTGCCACGATAGGCAACCGTCTTATCGTCACCACGAAGTTCTTCAAAATCTTCCGCTTCTGCGAAGGAAAGCGTGCGGGCGACTGGCAAATCGACAGTAGTTCCTAAAGTTTCGCCACCAGCCAAATATGGAGTTAATTTTACATCTCGCAAGCCGAACGGCAACGGTTGTACTGTTAAAGGCATTAACTTTTTCCTTTCGATAGTTGTTTCGATTTAATATTTTCAGGCGCTTTGTATTTGCGGGTACCTAAGAGCCTGACTGCGCCGTTCAATAAAAGAAAACGATGAATCACAATTGTGTCTTCGTTATGTCCGCAAAATTTTGAGTTGCACTTAAACTCGATGGTTGATTCACCATTCGAAGCGATAAGTTCTCCGAACTTTTTATTATCGCAACGAACCTCAAGCATTACGATCGAACGCTTCCACCGCCACTACGATTACCGGCAGCGGTAGTGATCGGACCAGGCGACACTCCACCAGTTGCGATTTCTTCGGAATCATCAACCTTTGCCGCTTCGATTTTCGCATCAGCTTTAGCCGCTTCTGCTTTAGAAGCTTCGTCAGCCTTTACGAATTCGCCACCTTCGTTGTCGAGCAACCACTGCCCTACATCGTCGGGAACCTCAGCGGTAAAATCGTTTTTGGCATCAAAATGGACTGCCTTAGCTTCGGTATCTTCGCCAAGATGGCGAGTGAAATCATTCTTAACGAATGATCGAACATCGGAAGTTCCTTTATATCGCAAAAGCATTTTATTCTCCACGTCCTACTAGTCGGTATTCTGCTGTTCGGTAAATTGTATTAAAGCCTTCGTCTGCAATCTCTCCCGAGTTGCCTTGCCAAATTGCGGCAATCATATCTGTTTGGCTTAGGTCAATTAATGACATTGCTTCTTTAATTTTCCCCATCGCTAAATTGATTCGCTTGTATCCAACGGGTTTGTCATGCATATAAATTGAACATTGCTGGAAACACGCATCGCCTAAAGCAAAAGTCTTTAGCCCTAAGCGAATTATAATAAATGGCAGGTCCGGCAACTCACCTTGATTCGGAATAACCGTTACAAAGTTTTTGATTCGATTTGTCGGAACTATGTCTGTTAAATCTGTGTAATCAATTAAAGTATCGTAAACTAATTGGTGCCAATCTATCATGAGAAAATATCCTTTAGATCACGCATAAATTGGTCACTATAAATGTCGATTGTCGGCCCAATAATTGCGAACCGACCGCTTTGCATTGTCTCAAGGAACACGCCGTAAGAAACCGTGTGATAAAGGTGAATAACTACTGATTCTTTATTGTTTTCGACTTCACCAAACAAACCATTTCGAGCATTGCCGGTAATGTCGTGCCACGGTGCATTTGATCGCATATAACTTTGTGCGTCGGTTGCGGTTCTATCAGCAACAATTCCAATTCGCTTCATTGCAACTTTGGTAAGGTCACCAATATTTTTTCTTACGTCGGCGGTATCCCAGATGACAGTGAAGCCACCGCTACCTCTAGGCAATTGTGGTAACACCAGCTTCAATAGACCAGTCTTGAATTTTCTTTACGATAGAAACTTTCATTCTCTCTCCATCGTAAACGAAAATATCTCCGACCTTTACGTCGAAGTCTGGCATTGCAACAATTGTATATTTTAGATTAACTACGTTTGCATCTTGCCTTACCATTTGTTGAGCACCTGCAATTAATCCGGAAGTAATTAATCTGCATTGTTGTGGTGCCAACGTGGCCGATGGTAATTCTTCCTGTCCACCTTGGCCATCATCTACTAATTCTGTTCTAACAAATGAAATTTCCGTAGGAAAATCATCAATTAGCATCTGCGTCATTTGTGCTTCAATTGAATAAGGCATCATTGCCTCACAATTTTTGTAACTATTGGTCCTGTTCCTGTGGCCGCTGCAATTTCAACAGTTAGTAGACGGTCATACTCCCGAGCCATAGCCAACGCATTTGCGTAGAGCCCGCTCATCTTGCGACTTGCACCTGCCTCGCTCACATCTACCATTGCAGAAAAGCGAGCCGCTTTTTGTCGCCAAATAGCAGCACTGGCACCGTTGACACCAAGTGCATCAACCAAGGCGCTAATGGAATCGTCAGAAAATAAAGTTTCTGTCGACTCATCGACGTTAAGTCGTACAATATTGATATCAACGATGCCAGCCATTTTAATTAACCGTTCTCTGATTGGTCGAGAGCGTCAACCAATTGTTCTTTATCCATCGAAGAATAACCCTCGATGCCACGGCTCCGAGCCAGTTTCTTTAACTGGCCAACGTGCATTTGGTTTAGATCCTGCTCTGAATCGCTTGCAGTCGGATCTTTGGTGCTTTCGTTCTGCCGAATAAGTCGCTCCTGCGGAGTGAGAACGCCCGGCACTTGAACGTCAGCCGCTTCGGTTTCCGTAGTAAGCAACGGATCATCAGCAACCGAACCAACATCACCAGTATTGGGAGCAACGTTGCTCGCATAACCGGGATGCGACGGCTGTAGACGCTCCGGAACTTCATAACCTGCGGGGAGTTGATTACGACTCATCAAATAAAGGATATCGTCATCACTAAACGACTCCGGTTTTGATAAATCTACTTTACGAGACATTTTGTTTTATCCGATCTATGAGTAAGGAGTCGGTCGGTACTGCCACGGCGAAGAAACAGTACCGACCGACGAAATTAATGATTAAACGTAAGCCGTCGGAATGACGTAGCTACCGGATGCCTTGATTTGCATAACAACACCAGCACCACGGTGCCGAACGCCAGTACCAAATCCGTGGTTATAGAAAGAATCAACCAACGGATAATCGTTGTCACGGCCCTTAACGAGTCGCAAACCACGAAGACCAGCGTTTACATGCTCACGCAAACCAACCGGGTTAGTTGCATTTAGCTCACCGCCAGTAGCGAAAGCCAGCAAATACCCAGCAGGAATATAATCATTGTCGATGATGGTAAACGGACCATACGAACCAGCGACGGTCAAGCCCTGATAAGTAGCAGCCGGCTGACCGCCCTGAATTCCGCCGACATTCTGCGGAAAGAGGAAGGGCGGTGCGCCTTGAGCCGGAATAAAGTCATAATTCGAACCAGTAGCGACACGGAAAGTCCGCATAGTCGCAATCTCTTGGCGGTTAGCCAAAAGAACTAATTTCGAACCATTGGTGACTCCATAGCCCTTAGTGGCGAGCTTGGTTTCGATAGCGTCCAAATCCCCGCTATCAACCGTTGCGCCGCCACTTACGAGGTAATGAGATTCCGAACCGTTGTAAGTATAATTAATATATGTGGGAGGAACCGTGCCGTCACCATTATAGAAAGGATAAACGTTATAGTTCGTTCCACGAATATCAGTCGTGCGGTTCGTGTTATTGAAAATAGCCTTGAAAATCTTCACGAAAAGCAAACGATTGTCAGCCTCGATCGCTGCGTTATTCAAAGCAACAACTTGAGCCGCATTTACTTCCGCAAGGAATTTCCAAGAGTAACGAATTGCAAGGTCATACCACTTGAAATCATAACCCATTGAGAAATAATCCGGAGTGAGAGCAAGACCCTTCGGCTCGCCATACTCAGAAGCTTCCTCGAAATCGTCGCCAGTAATCTGAGGCACTTGCTCAGTCGGGCTAGTAACGGGGAAGGTCAAAAGATTAATTAAAGCGGTACGACGAGCATTCGCCATAGCCATAGTGCGCTGAAATTCCGTCCACAAATCATTTAATGGGCGGCCGTCCAACGTTTGAGTAAGAACGTCACCTTCTGAGTTAATGCCCCTAGCCATACCGGCAAGGCCGATCGAGCGATCGAAAGCACTAGTCAAATCAAAAGGATCTTGCGTCATATCAATGACGATCAATTCCCGTTCCACTTTTTCGATATAATTCTTACGAATCTGTCCCATTATTGGTGCCTCACAATCAATCGGGTTGCCTCAACGGTATGGCCGACTCGAATGTGAGTCGCATCCGCCACGGTAACTCCGAGTGCTCCGGTAGTCGTTAGTGCCGTAATAATTGTTCCGGCAACCAAAGGAGCGACGCAATCAACGACTTCTCCATCGGTCATTACGTCAACAATGTCACCAGCTTTAAGATTACGAACAGTCGCCACTACTCCGACGATTCCGGTATTCCCAGCACCCGGCACAACTCGGCCATTGACGTCCAAGCCAACCCCAATGGGGTTACCAGCGGAAGTCTTTGCCAAGTCAGCAGCTAAAGGCGCTCGGAAACCGCCACTAACAGGATCGTACTTGTCGTACCTAGCCACGGTATTCCTTTCTTTTCTGTTGAAGGTTTTTGTTTGTTTAATTAATTAACGGCGCAAAGCCGGGTATTGCTCCATGAGTTTGGCATCGTCAAACTCACCTTTTTTGCCTTTTTTACCATTACCGGAGCGGCCACTGGCCTGCCTCGTCGGCTCGGTATCATCGTCGGTTTCGTCATCGTCGTCGGAATCTTTATTTTTAGATTTCTTCGGTTTTACGAAACCCGGCTTGGCTTTAACAAAAGCCTCAACTGCGTCATCTAGTCCGGAGACGCTTCCGTCCTTCTCAATTTCAATATCGTCACTATAGCGCCTAAGCACAAGCTCAAGCACATCTTCGGTGTCAACGTTGAAACGATATTCCTTTGCGTCAATGACGTCACGGAATTTCTGACCAATAGCTAGTGATCGGTTGGTGCTTTCAAGCTCCGTGATCCGGCTCTTTAGCTCATCCCGCTCTTTTGTGACCTGTTCAAGTTCCGGCTTGTCTTTATTCTTAATTTCATTCAGCTCTTTTTCGAGCTTTTCCGCCCGCTCCCTAGCTTCCCTTGCAGCTAACCGACGACGCTTATTCTCTGCAATAAGGCGTTCTTTTTCGAAATCCTTTTTAGGATCTTTCTTATCTTTTGATTTCTTATCTTCTACTTCATCGTCGTCTTCATCGTCGTTGTCATCATCATTATTTTCATCATCATCATTTTGGTCATCGTCGTTGTCTTGTTCATCATCGGCCGGCATACCAGCTAATGATTCTGTTTTGAAAGCGAAGCGCAAATCAAAAGGATCGGCTCGCCGTACTAACTCTAGGATTTCGTCTTTGGTCTTCACTTTTTTCTCCTGTTGATTTGGTTAATCTTCACTTGAAACATAATCATCGTAGTCACCGGCTTTAAGTGACTTAATAAACTTTTCTCTAGGGACGGTTTCTACGGTTAGGTAACAAAAGCATTGTGGGTGAGGTCTGTCCGGAACCTCACCTTTATTGTAAGTGCCGACTAAATCGTTACATTCATCGGGACGCGGATGGGAACCGGAAAGGTTCCATACAAAAGATTCAACCCAAGGCTTTTCTTGAGCCAAATCAATTGTCATTTGGTGATGGGCGTTATTAATTTCTGTGCGAGCCAAACGTCTTGCTGCATATGCGGCTCCACCTGGCACATCGGCTGAATAAAAATCTCGCACTGCGTTGGCAAGTTCTTTTGCTCCGGTTTGCAAAGCAAGGTGCTGTTCAATAATTTTTCCGACTTGCTTAACTGTGACACGACCATTCGCATAAATTCTCTCAGACAAAGTAAAACCATGCGTGCGACGTGCGACAATTGCCCTCGCTCCTGCCTCAGCTCTAGTATAAATACCTCTTTCATAATTCTTAATAATAGCTTGAGGCATACCCAGCTTACTATCGTATGAAAGACTTTGTTTAGCGGCCAATTCCGTCGCACTGGATATCCCTACTTTCGTAACTTGTTCAATATTCAGCCACATTTCTTTTGATAATGGGCCTAAGCCTTTTGCGACCTCCGCAATGCGAGCAGCCTGCCCGCCTTTTAACGCATTTTCTGCAATGATGCGATGGGCGGATTTACTAGCTTGGTTCAAAATATCTGCAAGCTCTTGATTATAGATTCCTTCCGTTAATCGAAGCGGTTGGACCAACCCATATTGCCGTGAAAGCTCGTCCGCCCGAATTGCCATTATGCACCAGCATTAGGATCAGGTGGAGCTAATGAATTTAACTCCGCATCTACCCTTGTTCCGGTCGCATCTTGTGCCACTTGCCCGATTGCGGTTTGTTCCTTCACAATTTGGCCAAGCATAAGGGTTGCATCGTCAATAGTATACCCGATTTTAGCCAATTCGCCATAACACCACTCAGCAGATACCAGCTTTGCAGTAAATAGCGCAAGAATTTCTTTGAATCGGTTAGCTCGATTCTCAGGAACGTGATCCCCGTAAATTGGAATGAATCTTGTGTTTTCAATACCACTACTAAGCGTCGGTTCATATACCAAGATCCAGTTACGGAGATCAAAGAACATATTGCTTAAAACATCAGTAATAACCAGTTCTTTTTCTTCTGCTCTGGAAAGCATGGGCGATAATTCAATAAATAGGGCAATTCCAGACTCCGCAACCGCCACATCGACTCGACCTTGAGCAATTGCCGGTTGTTGTGCGGCTTGATCCAACTGCTCATGCAAATATTTAAGATGATCTTGGTAAGGCGAGACACTAGAAACACCAGAAACACGCTCAAATGTCTTTCCGTCCGGTAATTCAATGACTCGACCAGGGCCAAGATTCCATGTTGTTGCCTGACCAGTGATCGGATCTAATGGTGTACCGGCATCGGTTGTATAAACGCCAATTCCGTCCATTGCTAATGATAATTCTTCGTCAGAAATTCCTTGATTGATTGCGGCAATCATTCTCTCAAGGCCAGCAAGCTCCGAGACGCCATAAACCTGTCCCATAACTTGCACATTGGGAATATTATATACCGGCAATTGGGTAATTCGTGGGTCTAAAGTAGTTACTGCAGTAACTATATGATCCGGATTTGCCTCTTGATCCATGCCGGGACCGCCCCAGTCATCAATCTTAAAAATGGCGTCTTCACTTGTGATTGTTTGTGTCCCATTTGGAGAAACAACCTTGCGATATGTGAGCCGACGAATCCACGGCTTGCCTTCATCATCGACATATTGGTCAACTAAATGGCAACCCGTAATCTCAGAAACATTATCAGGATTATAAATAGGAAAATATCGTGATGGGTCAATTGCTTCAATGGTGATACGTGAACCGTCCGGCTTAAGAGGATCAGCGAAGATATGCCAAGTCCAGTCACCTTTGATTAATCCGTAACGCTTATTCATAGAAAATTGTGAATAAAAACGCTCACGACGAAGCAACTCAGTCATTGTAATCATTGCTTGGTTGCGTTCATCCGGAGTACCGTATAAAGGGTCACAAATCATACGCATTTTCGGCGCTAAATACCGATGCATCGTCTCAATGATCTTGCGACCCGACGGCACATAGATTGGGTTATCTTCCTCACCTCTAGCTAAGAGCTTAAAAGTGTTCGGATAATCCCAATAAATTTGCTCGAACATTTCATAAGAAGCAATGCGCCGTTTTTCGAAGTCATTACTAATCCAAGTCGGTAACGATGCCGCTGGAATTAACGGCGCAACTGTACTATATGAGTCAATAATATTTGACATTTAGTCGGTCCCATCAAGCTGATTCAAGGTGATACGGATAATAGCATTCATTTGCCTAGCCATTGCTTTTAGTTGCGCCACCACTTGCACGTTGGTTGGTGAAGCATTTGCGATGAATGATCGGTTAGTTGCCAGTGCATTAGCTGCCGCAGTAAATAGCGCATCTCTATTTGCAGATTCTTGTGGAATTTGCACTGTACCTTGCGAAACTGCCGTCACCTTTCCAGTGTCATCGACTGATAGCTCAGTAATGGGTACCATATTTGACATAATTAATCCTTAAAGGAGTGAAGCGACACGAAGACCAATGAGAAATGCCGTCGAACTTGAAAAAATAGAGCCCGCCATTGTTGCCGGCATTGTTCCTGTATTGCCAGATTTAGAAGCCGATCCGGTAATCGAAGCGGATTGACTGCTATACGGAAGTTGCAAGCCAATTGCACAACTACGCATAGTGGGAGCGTTTGTCGTCCACAATTGTGTAGTTCCTGTCAACCAATACCAGCCAATTTCTAAAGTAACAGGGGTAAAAGTAACAACTTTGAAACCAATTGAGTCGGCCGAGCCCAATGCAATGGCGCCAGAGTCTTGGATGAGCGTACCCATCGAGCCGTTAGCAGCATCGGCATGGTAAAGCGACGCTCGAAAGACTGCGCCAGTATCGCCTAATACAGTACATTCAGCAATGAATGCATCGACCGTCATTCTTTGCATTACATAAACTAATGCACCTCTAGTCTGTCCGGCCGCTAATGATTCTTTGAATGTATTAACTGAAGCTCCGTTAGTCGGACGAAGATAATCGCCAACCGACGCTTTTGCAACGAAGATCGGAGTAGAAAATCCGGTTGCTGCATAATTACCCGGACTTTGCTTCACTTGGCCATCAGAGCCAATTGAGAATCTGTCCTGCGTATCAGTTGAAACTTTAGCTTGAAAAGCGGGGAGACCAACGGCACCTCTTGTGCTTAACAAACCGCCGGAAATCGTTGCGCCAATTGAAGTAATTGCTAAACCATCGGCAATAGTTACTAATCCAGTTGCCCTAGAAATTGATAATGGCACGTCGATTTGTACACTGGCATCCGTATATCTAACAACCTCTAACGAACTACCAACGTTCGAGCCACCTTCTGCAGTATTGTTCGCCCGAATGTCCCATCGCAAAGCATTCGAAGTTGTTAATCTGAAAACTCTATTTTGCCCAGCAACACCATCTACAGCAAAGGCACTACCACCAGTCCCGATCATCCTTAATGTGGTAGCAGAATAACGACTTATTGTTGTATCAACTGCGTTCGTTGTTCCAGCACCAAAGTTGATTGATCCGTCGGCACGTATCAATACTCTCGGATTTGCGTCCGCAGTGATCCCGACTGCAAGTGCAGAGTTGGCGCCAGCAGCACGGTAAATAGTTTGCACATTTGTAAATAAGTTGGCACCGTTGATTAATGGAACGTTCGCACTCAAGCGAGCATCTGCCAATGATCCCGTTAGGTTTGCGGCATCTCCATTAAATAAAACCGGCCTGCCCGTTAAATCATTATATAATCCACTAAATGCAACCGGAGCTAATAGCGCTTGCAATGCAGCCGATGCACCAGCCACTTCGAAATCAGAAGCGGGATGAGTTGCGGAAGAACCAAGCCCTAAGTTTGTTCGAGCAGTTGCGATATTTGTAAGTGCGGAAAGGTTTCCTTGCGCCAACAATACCGAGCTATCAAGGCTGACCTCTTTAGTGGTTGCATTATAAAGAACAGGTGCAACCGCACTTAAAAGTCCTGATGGCCCCGTCGCTCCCGTTGGACCAGTAGCTCCGGTTAATCCGATAACACCTTGCGGGCCAGTCGCACCAACCGCACCAGTTGCTCCCGTAGGTCCTTGCGGACCAGTTGTGCCAGTAAATCCAATTGGCCCTTGAGCACCTGTATTTCCTGTATCACCTTTAATTCCTTGCGAACCTGGCGGGCCGGCTGGGCCTTGCGTACCGATACGAGCAATACGTGTCAATTCTTCTGTTACGACAATTGTATTTGGTTCATCTTCGACGATTAGACCCATTGCGTTACTCCGCTTCTGATTTGAAAGTCGCCGTGGAACCAGTTTGTCTCAGTGCCTAAAGAATCCATGACCACTAGGTCGTAACGCCATGTACCTACTCCGATATCAACGCTCTGCGTCTTATCAAAGGTCAATGTCAGTTTGCCTAACACTGCATTTGTAACTGTGCAACCAATAATAAAGTTGGTCGTGCCGTCGGTTACTTGTGCTTTCACTTGCGAACCAGTGAGGTTGATCGCCGTTCCATCTCCGTCCGTTAATTGAATGTTACGAACGAGATCCTCGTTGTTATAAACAATAAAATCATATGGCGCTGATATCATCTTGTCACCTTTGCGGTTGTAACTACGGCGTGCCCACCCTGCGTAGAGGAAGGAGGGCCGAAATAACCTCGGAAAAATCTACCTAATGCTTCGGGTCCGTGATCGTCTTTGTCTAGTGGTTCTTCTTTATTAGGACGCATTTCGTTATTGTTGTCAGGATATCGGTACTCATTCATTTCCCGAATCATCTCCGAACAACTGCGATCTATATAAAGTTTCGCTCGCTGGTCTTCAAACTTCGCATGTTTCGGGAATGTCTTTAATGCCTCACGAATATATTCTAATCGGTACTTCTTTTCGCCGCCGGTACCTGTATTTGCTTGAATATGTAACTTATTTGAGAGCACTGAGGTATCACCAGGGCCAGCCGGATCAGGATAGAAGGTACGCACCTGTTTAATCAAAGGAGCGGTGGCTAATTCAGAGGCAATGACTCCGATATCGGTCTGTGTTTTTCTGTATTCCCCTAAGACATAAACAATATCGTCAAGTGGATCAATCTGAATCCAGAGCCACACGAACGGATTGGACCAGCCATAGTCACAAGCGGCATAAAGCGGCCATTCGGGATTATATTTCAGGTCCGCAACGTGGTATTCCTCATCAAAATCCTTAAAAACTCGGCCGACATATTCGCTAAAGTCTGCGGCGACCTCTTGGTTAAACAATTCTCTAGACATATCCGCAAACATTGCATAAATTTCTTCGTCAACACCGAGCATCATAAGAATTTCGTCGGTAATTGGTATGTGGGCTTCCTCTAATTGGCGCATTTGTTCGATTGCTTCGAAACTCGCACCCATAGGAAACACATACTCATTTACCCATGACGGCATCCGCCAAGATTTCCACCGCTTATTGTTAGGATCTTGCCCTAATTTCCATAATTCATAGAAATGGTTGCGGCCTTCCGGAGTTGAGCTATGCAGTGCCCAGCCTCGGAAGTCAGCGAGAGTAGGACGAATGTATTTTGTCCAAACAGACGCTTTCATTTTAGCAGCTTCGGCCATAATCACGCCGTGCAAACCTTCGCCAACGAGAGTACCGGGATACTTGGCCGACATACCGTGAACTAAAAACTTGCCTTTCCAAAGCGAAATAGAAAGCGATCCCATTTCCGGATTGTTATAAGTTCCCGGTTTATCGAAAGGTACTCCGAGCTTCTTTAATGCGTTATAGCAAACACGAAATTCCTTTTCACTATCGGAATACTCAGGGCCGACAATCCAAAACTCTCTACGAATTCCTAAATCTTCCAACCGCATTAATTGCGTATGTGTATACAGCCCTTCGACTGTTAACTCTTGACCACCAATTACGGACTTACCAGTACGACGGCCAGCCGCAACGACTTTGTTTCTTTCTAATGCCTCATGCACTTTCTTCTGTGCTAAGTGCGGGTGATAATCGACTGCCTCGAAAACACCTTCCTTGGCAAATAATCGTTGCGGCTGAACCATTGTCATTACGGAGCTACCTCGACAACCGTCGGCTCACTACCGATGGTAAGCGTCAACGCACTAACACCTTTCGAAGACTTCACAATGTCGTCCTGCATTACGTTGCGAATAATGTAATCCCTCGGTCGATCAAATGCCAGTGTGGCCGTTGACTTATTATTTACAATTTGGTCTTGGTGTTGCTGATTGTCGCCAGCCGTTGCATCGCCGTTAAGCCATAAGTGGACAAGAGTTGTTCCGTCGGCCTTCTGGCTCATCGTGCTTCGGATATTGGTACCACCAATTGAAATTTTAGGATCAACTAATTCATGGTCCCAAGCAAAGTCAGATGGGTCTTTATTCCATGCAAGTAAACGACGCATAGAGTGGAAAGCCGGCTTACGTCGGCCGGTTGCTTGCTCCACCAAACCGAAACCGTTTTCCCACGGCGATGAATTAAGTTTGCTAATCAACAGATAATTAATTGTTGCTACAAACTTACCAGTGCGTACATGCTCAAGGAACATTGAAGGAGTAAGCATCGCTTGCACTTGCTCAGTTACCGGAGGATGACCGCCCGCTTGTCCCATTGCCGTTGAAAATCCACACTCAGTAGAAATACCACCAAGTGTTTTCATAAGATTAATCTTCGATACCATGTAATCCATTAAATACGGACGATGCATAATGCCACCGCCATAATCATGAAACGTGGTGAGGTCCAAGCCGGGAATAACTCCCATTCGATCAAAACCCGGTCCCAATGTATTCGCCATTGACGGAGAACTAATTAACAAAGTGCTAGGCTTTCCTGCTGCATTAACTGCTGCAATGACTTTCTTGCAACGATCAATTGCCAAGCTCAAACGGAATTCGAATGTGGAATTGCCAGGTAATTCGTACCCATCAAATACTTTTCCGTAACCAGCAGCGTCTAGCTCATTGTCTAATTCAAGAACACGAATCCATGCCTCGTGCCGTTTAACAAAATCTGCAGTTTGTGCAATAGATTCATCCCGAGCGTCTGATACCCAATCACACCAAATACCTAGGTTGTTGTAAAGCTTATTCAATAAAGCTGGTCGATCATTAGCACCGTTGGTGTCTTGGTCCATAGACCAACCAGTACGGACCCATCCTAAACCAAGCTCGGCACAAGCGTCATACGTCATATTAAATAATACTTGTGACCACGTATAATGAATATCAATTCCGCAGCCGAATGACTTGGCCAATTCTGCGGAACGGCAGAGCGGGGCGGGTACAACTTGCGGCTTACCTTTTAGTGGTGGGGCCGGTCCAACAACAATGGGTGGAACCGGCTCTACGCTTTTGGGTTTGTATGTACCGTCTTTGTCTCGACGGAATTATCAGCAAATGTAATCTTTACTGGAATGTCAGCACCATATGGCAAATAAGTAAGATCAAACTTACGTTGCGTTGCCGGCATTACCGGGCTGGTCCACTTGTCGTGACCATAGGTCAACACTTGCGCCGTAGTCTCGATATCAATTCGTGCGCCGTTGCCATCAAAGCCAGCCACAATTGATTTAATTTTGCTAGGCGGATTACCTGCCGGGCCTGGATCAACAACCGGCGGTGGCAAGGTTGCCGGATGCGCTAACTTGTATGCGTCAAACTCAGACTGCAGTGCCGTAGCCTTTAGGAATGCACCTTGCAAATCTGCGTTTGCTTTAGCTAATTGTGCATCTTTATCAGCGTTAGACGTAACTAATCGCTCGACATTATCTGCTAATTCAACAACCTTATTTCCCAAATCTCGGAAATCACTTGCGAGTGTCATTTAAGTTTCCTCATCTTCATCATAGGAGTCTGCTTCGATTACACCTGAACCAATAGAAACAATTGATCCCTCAATTGCGGTTTGCCAGCTTTCTTTATGCGCCGACACTTCGATCTTTTCAGGTGTCTTGCCCATTACTCTGTTCATCACCATATCAACTGCTTTTAATTTATCTCTTGGCTCAACGTTCTTATCTTTAATAATATCCGTAAGCATTTGCACTGCGACGCTTAGGTTTTCACGAAGCATATTGTTTGCATTAATTAAGGCACGCCGAACCATTTCGTCATAGCAAGCCTTCGGGACAATGATGGGATCGAGCCCAGCAAACTTATTGTTCTTGTCTCTGCGTCGGCCGTGCTGTAATTCTTCATCGTCCCATTCTTCGACGCTATCTTCGCCCAATAATACCTTTGTGGTAGAAGTACCTAGACGCATAAAGGCACGCTCATTTCCTTCTAATAATCCTTCGACTTTCTTTTGCTTGAATCCTTTTAATGTATTGCGTGCCGTAGATCCAAGCTCATTGTATTTCTTTTGTGGTGCTTTTTCTTTTGGGGGAGCAGGAGGACCGGCATAGATCCTTGGCCTGCCTCTGCCTCGCTTAACTGGCGGTGGCTCCGGAGGTAAGTCCGGAACAACCACCAATGCTTTTACTTTAGGAGCAGCTTTCTTAGTTGGTTTCTTCGCCGTTGTCATTTGTTACGTTGTCCTCACGTCAAACTGACCTTTGTCGTACAGGCCAGCCTCAACATTTTTTTGATATTGCTCAGCCTCAGTGAGCAGACCATTCATGTTTGTATCTACTAATTCTTCATCAATGGTAAGAGGTAAAGCGTCGCCATCCTCCACTCCAAATAAATAAAGATTGCGTAGACGCTCACTCGGTGTCGGCTCATGGAAAGGCTGAAGCATGTTTCCTTGCACTTGGCCACCATACTCAGAAGCGGGCCAAGTGCTTTCTTTAGCTCCGAGCTTTGCCATTACTGTGCAGCCCTTGGTTCAATCATTGGAAGTGAAACAGTAATTTCTGTTCCTACTTCTGGCAGAGTCGGCGGGTCGAGAAGGTCAGTAATCCAAATAGGAATATACATATTTCCGCCATCACCTAATACCGGCTGACCGTCGGCGGTAATGCAAATGACTCCACATACCGGAGTACCCCATGATGGTTGCCAGATATCCAAAGGTGGCATATCAATTCTTTGCACAACAAAAGTAACGTCCATTGTTCATACCTCTCTATGTAGTGGTGCTTCGATAGAGTGGAATGCTAATGGTCATTAGACGCAAATAGCCAGCCTTCTTATAGAAGACCAGCTAAGAGCGTGTTTATCCCCTGTTAGAAAACTCAGTGCAATTGAGCTATCGCATTCATGTAATCGTGAATATTAATTCCGCTTGTCATAATCGTTGCCGCAATTGTATCTATCTGCGTCGGTAATATATTCGGATTATGAGCAATCATTACTTCAATGAATTCTTCCCAATGGTGAGCGGGAAAAACCGACACTCTTGCATAACTTACCGCCTTTACTTTAATTTGTTCTTCTCTGTCTTGCTTCCATTTTGAAAGCATGTCGTCACTACCCATTAATCCACCTCTCTTTCCTGTACTAATGTTTGATCGGTTACTGCCTTTAATGCAGCTTCATATTCCCACTTGAAAGTTATATTCGGTGTGGCAATTGTACTTTTTAATGCACGACGAATAGCAGCACAATCTTTTGTTTCAAGCTCTAGAATTAGCAGTGCCATCTATCCTCCATATTTCTTAAAGAATGCCGGTAAAGGTTTCGGCTTAGGTAGCGGTGGTGGTTTCGGCTTAGCGACTGTCATGGTCTACTGGTGATAGTTCGTTACTTCGTAGACACCAAGGTGAACAGTCGGCGGATTCTTACAAATAGGACCGTCCCAAATCTCAATGACACTCTCTCCATACTTGCTATGACCATGAGCCGTTAGTTGTAATGATTGGAAGTCAGGGCCAGATAAACTTAAAGATTCGCCACGCTTAGCAGGTGTATACCACGCTGCATTGTAGGTAGGTAGCTCTCCGTCTGACATGCGACCACTACCACAAAAGGTAATTACTGCCGCATGTCTAATCGTCGGCTCTTGAGTCTTCCCGTTACCCGCACACATAGTCGTGCTTGCTGCAAGTGCCAGTGTGGCGAGCGTAGTTTTAATAATCATTATATTCTCCTTGATGGATCGCCGACCATATTCTTAAATAAGATATAAGACTTCACTAACATTTCTTCGAAAGCCCTGTCGCTATTGTGGACAAAATATTGTTTGCCAGTGATAGGGCAGGGCTCACCTTTATGTGCTTGTCGCCATAGTGTAGGCGAGTCTTGCAAGCCGGCAACTTGAGCTAGGAATTGATGCAAGCGGTCATGCTCCATAGTCATCTGCTCAACGTTCTCATATCCTAAATCAATTGCATCTCTATTGTCTGCATGTTCCGACGTTGCATAGACCTTGCAACCGCAAGACAATTGCGTTTCCCAAATCATTTAATTATCCCACCTTTTCTGATTGATACGACGCAATAGCTCTAACACAGAATCAGCGATTGCATCACCATTGGCCTTGTCTCGCCTACGTTTCTCGTCGGAATCAATCATTTGGTTACTGCTTCTTTAATAAAATCAAAAATTATTATGACTGCAATAAACGGCCAAACAACAGCAGCAAGGCCAATTGCCACCTTCCGCACACTTGGTATTTCTTTAGTTTCTAGCATATCGCATGTTGCCGATGCACAAAGAACAGCACCTAATAAATACAAAAATGAGGCTACAATAGCCATCTTAGTTTCCAATCTTTTTGAGAAATAAAATCATATGTCGAATTGCGTCACGGCTATGTCTTGAGTGAGCTTCATACATTCCTAACCCCTTAAGTCGTGCATCTGTATTAGTAGTTTTAGCATCACTCGATGAAAAGCGTTTGATACCAACGTTAAGCGACGAATAATTGCAAGCCATTTGCAACATTGACCCAATAACTACGGGAGATAAAAGTGATTTATCGCTACTCATCTTTCGAAGTGTAAAGTCTTCGATTAAACAAATCATTTCGTCATTCTTTATATTTGGTGCAATGTGGTAGGCATGAAGCGAGCAAACAGCCATGATTCCGATCAACTCTCGCACACCACCAACGGCGTTATTACAACTCACCGTGCCCTGTTGAAACCGTCGCCAAGTACCACCAGTCGGGCCATTTCCAGCCGGCAATTCATGGGCCTTAGCTCGCTCAAGCGAGCCCTTTAATCCGTACTTCAAATACTCCTTTTTGGAAATCAATATCCAACACCAACCGGAGCTATCCCCAGGATCTACCGAAAACACGGACAAAGCAGCCGATTGGCCATTTATAAATGCGTCGACAATTACTTGCTCAGAAACCAGCATGTTTTACCACTTTTCCTTCTCTCACAAGAGTTTTAGATTCTTTATAATCTCAGCAAATAATTCAATCCCTCGCACGCCCCCGTACCAAAAAGTTGTCTAAGAGAGAAAAACAGTTTGACGCATTCTCTCGTGTAAAGCTCTTTGGTCTTGAATCCTTTATACGTGAGAATGCATCAAGCTAAAATTTTCCCCTAGAGTCACTCTGAGAGCGCGAGGTTATTTCAAGAATTGTTTGTTTGATGCCGTGGCCGTTTTAATTAAATTGTCAAACGAGCCAATCTCCAACTTCAAAGCATAAGCAATTTTGTTGTAGTTGCTAACGTTTTTCCGTTTCACCAATCCAGCGAAATGCCGTTGCTTGGCCATCGTCACGAAATAAACCATCCGCCCATTGGCCGCTGCATATTCGGATTTCACAAACTCCAACGGATCGAGCATCGCTGCAGCCTTGCGGATCTTCTTAGCTCCTGCCTTATCTTCATTTTCAATCTCAGCAATTTCCATAAACTCAGGTGCTTCTAAACCCAAAGCTCGCAAAGTCCAAGAAATATATTTAGCTCTTTCTCGCAAATATCTTTGACAATCCCAAACTAATCCGCCATGCAAAGACTGCATCAAATCATAATGCAATTTCATAATTTCCCATTGCTTCACCAACTCAGCCTGCCGACTCAGTGCAAAGAAAATTTCATCAAACGCTTCTAATTCGTCTCGCTCAATTATCAAATCTCGATCGTAATAATCTGCGTAATCTTCTAAGAATTCCTTTGCCATCTTTTTCCTTTCCGTCAAAAATCTCTACGTCCGGCATCTGTCCAATTAAAAGTAAATGGTCAACAATTTCTATCTCACTCTGCCAATCAAGACGTGGTGTATCCAGATGCTCAAACTCAACCGGAGCATATACCTTTACGTCATTAGACACAACTGGCAAATACCGGCGAGTCTCGACGCTCTTTCTGGCCTTCCAAGAACCTCCCTGACGGCCAGCACCAAAAGAAGCCACGATTTACCCTCCCTCGCTTGCCGTGAGCAATTTCTTTCCAGCGTTGACTACCACGACGCCAAAACGCTGGAAAGAAATGCTCTAGACGGTCTGTTTTTATTTACTTAAGCCCTAAGTATTTATGTACCCAGTCGATTTGCTTCGTCAACTCATTAATTGCCGACTCTAATTCAGCAAGTTTTCGATCAAGATTTCCGGCAACTACCGATTGCGAGAGTGAGAGGGCCGGTGCCGAAATAGTCTCAGGCTTTTCTAAAATTTCAGTGACAACCACATCGGTCACGTTCGGAAATTGTAGCTGTAGCTCAGACTCCACCTTGTCACGGAACTTCCGCAGAATCTCCGAGTCACCCACCTTTGTGCATTTGGCGACAATTAATAGATTCATCTCACGCTCTACGTCAGCCATCTTCATTTTCCTTTCCCCAATTTACAGTTTGGTCGAAACAGGTCTTGCAGGTGTAAGCGTGCAACGTGACCAAGCCGACGGTCCAAATAATTAAATGCAAATCATTGTCGGGATCAAACTCACCACAAAATTCACACGTCGAATTATAAACTGGGTCTAGTTCGTGCGCCTTCGCCATTAGCTTGAGGTAGACACCAAAGCAATCGGCACATCGCAACATGAACGGCAACGATAAAGCGTTACGAAATAACGCATATACCGGCATGGGACTTTGTGCGTGCTTGCAGCAAAGCAACCCTTTGTAATCCGGATCGGACTCTATGCGTCGGTCGTGTTCTTCCATAACCAAAGTAAATTTTCCGATAAACGGGTGGTGCTCCATAGCAGCCATCGGAATTTCACCAGAGAAATCTACAGAATCTGACTTATCGGATAGACCGACTACTCGCTGCATCGCTTGAGCCCTGGCCGCTTTCATTTGATCCTCATGGGCAATGCGTGCCGCTTCGTCTTCGTTACTCATCCCGCTACCACCTTTATTAAAATAGCCCACCAAGTGTTATCGAAGACACCGCACTCTAAAATGCCGTAGTCATTATTCAAATGTTCTTCTAATGCGGTTTTGAAATCGCCAGCATTAGTATGCCGTACAGTCATTATTTTCGTCATGGCGCCACCTTTTCATTTCCGATCCAAGCGTCGTAGGTTGCCGGCATCTCTCGCTCAAAATCCTTAGCAATTACTTCGGCATATTTCCGAATTTCCAACAAGGCAGTAGGCGCCCAGCGCAAAGATAAGAAATTCATAAGAGAGCGTGCGTTAACTGTCCAATAGAATTCGGTATACATCGCCACCGGCAGAACAGCTCTAGCTAGTTCCTTGGCAATACCTGCGTTTAGCATTCCTTGGTAAGACTCGAAAGCGTTTTTACAAATTTCGGCTATTTCAATTTGGACAACTTTTGACATATATTCAGACGTTTGCTCATAAACGTAATGGCCCGGCTTACCAACCTGCGTCCGCACATCTTCCGCAGCAGGGATATACCACTCAGCCGGGGCTTCGGTATAGCGCATAGAAAATTCATTAAAAGAACTAATGCGATGCCGAATCCACTCACGCATAACAAAGATTGGGCACTTGCAATGGAAAGTAAATGTGTTGTGCTCGAACGGAGTACCGTGTCGATTCTTCATTAAATAATTAATCAGTTGCTCATCTTCATAGCCTACTGATTCCTTGCGCTTACCGAATGAAACTCTGGCGGAATTAACGACACTCAAGTCTCCACCCATATGTCCTTCGAAGCGAACGAATCCGTGATTCAAAACTTTGATCTCATCCATTTTTCTCGCTCCTAACCGAATCAACAACTGTTAAAATTCGAGTCCATAAATCTATTGGAAGTCCGACTTTTGTTCCATCACTAAGCCAAACATCAAGAATAATGGAATATAATTCGTCTTCCTCAACTAACCTTTGCTTCAAATACATGAGCAAATCCATAGTTTCTTCGTAAGCATCAAGTAAAGACTTGCGGCCGTTGAATGCTTGCAAGCCGGTGCCGTAGCGTTTGATGCCGACTTGAATTCGTTCATTAATATCTTCGATAACTAAGTCTTGAATAAATTTACCATCATTTACCGTAGGCAAGCCTTGCGAATCGCCTTCACGATTAGCTCGCTCAGGAATATTTACATTCTCTAAATCGGAATGATTACCGGATGGCATATCAATCTCGCTTTCCTCCGGAGGTACCAACGGTCCGCCGACTTCTAAAAATCCCTCACCATCTACGGGAATTTCCATAATTTGTCCAGGCTTTTCATCCATACCCTCAAGCATTTTAATATTTTCTTGCCACTTTTGGAACGCTTGCCATTCATTTTGAAATTCTCGCCACTCAGGAAGAAACGATGTGAAATGGTCCAAATAAAGTCTTAAAGCCGGAGACTCTGCATCTCGATAAATCTCAAATATTTTCTTTGAGGACGTAATTTCAGCGCCAGTAGAGAACGGCACCGTTTGTGTCTTTTCAATTAAATCAAATCGCCACATTGGTAATGCTTCCCATCTTCCGAAATGTGCGTGAACCATGAACGTGCTTGGTGGGTGCCAAAGCTGCAAGCGGGAGTCGTGCGAAAGTTTCCCGAGTCGATTCGAATTGCTGGCTAATGTTTCCTTCGCTACTCCGATAAATTAAATATCCTCCTGGTGTCATAACGAATGGCCGATTAACTTTGCCCATCCAATCAAACTGCTTTTCTTTACTTTCACGGTAGAACCATTGTTCAAAAACAAAGTTTGATACCGCTACTTGCGTTACAACACCTTGAGCATTTTTCACAACAATATTGTACGAATCACCTTGTACGGGGTCGCCAACTTCTAGGGCTACTTGTCCACCATCGCTACCTTCGTCGGCCCAAAGCTGGCAGAAGGGATCAATTGCCCACTCGCACACTTCATGGGAAACAACCGCCGAAACAGATAGCGATCCATTAAGAATTGTTCCACCATTATCCAGAACAGGATCAACAAACACTCGGCCATATGGAACACCAAGCGGTGATACATCGTGGTAACCGAGAGCGTTCGCAATGTCCGGAGTATCAACGATAAGAATTGGTACAAAATTAGGGTGAAGGTGCGCCTTTGCCGTGGCAGTTGAAATAACCGGCCGGCGGTTGCTAGGCCAACCAATAGCCAAGTGAGCGGCTTGCACACGCATGGCCTTAGCGATGGAAACTAGGTCGTCTTGCTTGAGTCGCTTGGACCCATTAACTAGAACAATTTGTACGGTCATTTTTCTCCTAAGTAAGTTTTATAATCTACGAAACCGTCAGGTGTAGCGAATCCCCACGTACCGGAACGCTTGCCGGTAAAAACGATTGACCACGTAGGGCTTTCAAAGAGTGTGGTAATTTTGTGAAATTGCCCACGTCTAATTAGGCGTCCGTGGCCCATTGAAAGGGTACGCTTTGTTTGTCCCCACGAAATTAACCCTTGAGCAGCTTTCAAATTATCAGCATAAATTTCGCTATATCCACCGCTTAAAACAAAAGAATAAAACGGCCACGGATGATCGTGCATATCTCGGTCAGAATCAGGCCGCGAAATCTTATGAATCATAACTGCAAATAATGGTGTCTGTACGATTCGCCACCGCTTGATATACGGCGAGCCATCGGCACCATAAATTGTATATTCAGTGAGAAATGCCCACTTCTGTCCGCCCGATTCCTCTACGGTTGAATGTTTAATCAGAGTTTTCCGCACCGTAGCTCCATTCTACTTTAATTAAATCGTTCATTAAAGGGAGGTTTTTCATTAGAACACCTTTAACTTCTAAAACGATTCTTTCATCCGGTCCAGAAACTGCCTGAAATTCACCAGTATTTGTACGGGGATCTTGATACATTGATCGAATTCGTAATAATTTTTCACCTTTTATCATAGCGCTTTGCCACCATGACGTGCCGGACGGGTTTTGTTGAAATCAACCTTCAAACGAAATTCTTTATAAAGATCAATATTGTATCGGTCGCACGTATCCAATAAACGAATTAATACGTCGGCCATTTCTGAGGGAAGTCCACAAGGCTTAAGCGTGTCGCCCACTAAAGTGGTTTCCAATTCACCAGCTCTGAAAGCTTCTAATGCTTCGCTCAATTCGCTATGCAGTAAAGCAATCTCATCACCAAAGGTACGAGCCGAATCGTACCAACCTTTTTCCTTGTTATTTTTAACAACTTCATTTTGCATAGCTAAAATAGCTAATGCGTTAACTCGGTCCTCAATATTATCAAAATCCTCAATCATTCTGTGCTCCAAATCTCGTCGTAACATTCTTGGTGGATATAAGTTCCGTTTACGATTCTTACAATTTCTGTACCGGCTAAAAATGATTCATTGCAATGTGAGCAATGGCCGGGATACTTCGAATATTGAAGAAAAGCTTCTGCTTCTAATTGTCTTTTATCCTCGGCCTTTTCTTTTCCGTTGCAAATGGTGCAAGAGGTACTAGGCCAAACTCCATGCAGACATTCGACTAGTTCTTCTGCCATTTAATAACCTTTGTGGAAACAACCGGGCCACGCTTCGTCACCTTCACTCCGCAGCCCTACCTCAGCAACTAGCTTTTGCTGCGTAGAGGATGCGTGATCGGCTCTGTCCGCAAACTTTAATCCGCCATAATTTTTCCAAAATTGTTTAGTCATTTGTAGACCTCCGTAATAACCATTTCCTGTATTGGTGTCCCACTTCGGAGGGTTATGGCCTGTCTCACAAACTGCTCTACGGTCCCAATCTCTCGACCATGTATAGCTGCAAGAACCTTCCGGATGAATCAGCGTCGGCGGATAAAACGGCAGACCGTTAAGGCAATGCGTCGGCCACGGTTCGCAATGCCAGACCCAAGCAAGCGTTCCATTAATATCTTTTAATTCTTGCACAAAGTGTGAGCCATCAAAACAATAAGGGCTAACAATTTTCGGCTCTGGCGGTGCATCTCGCTCTACTTGAATTCCACCAGGGGTACCGTCCGATGGGTCTACTTGTACTTGAGCGTGAGCACTAGGGACAAACAAAATAAGAAAAGTAACTGCTAAGAATACAATTGGCAGACCTCGCCAAGATTTTACTTTGAACCAAATATTATCAAATGTATTCATGTTGATTCCTTTGAGTCATACACCTTTTCGTAGGTGCCGTTGGTTTGGATAAATATTTTTAGACAGTCTTTTTCTAGGCGGATGGCCACATTAGGAACATTGCGAAGAAAAGTTAGGTCTACGATATGCGCCGCTTCTGTGCGCTTCACTTCCAGTACGGCGGGAAAATCGAACGGGAGATTTCCATCTCCCCCATGATTCAATCGCTTGGCACTTGGTTTATTTCTTACATTCGTTGATTCAATTTTCATAGGTTCCTTCTATTTAGGCCATTCAAGCGTTGCCCTATTATCCGGAGTAATTGGCGTCGGCCCTTGCTCGCCGACAAATGTCGGGCCAGTTTCTCGCAATACTTTTAATTGCCGCATAGCAATCATCGGCATATGGTCATTAATTTTTAAAAATTCGGTAGTCTCTCCTTTTCGCTCCCATTTGGCATGAGTACCGTACAGCACTCGCTCTTGTAAATCTTGGTCTAACGCAATTGTGTTGAACGCATGAAATACCAAACTAAAATTACCAAATTCCTCTAGCCAAATTGCGAGCATCGGACTAATGGCACCTCGATCGCCACTACCTTTATCAAGCAACAACTCAATTGCCCAGTCATTGCCAATGCTTTTCAAAAGGTATTTGGTGATTCGAATATCTTCAAAATGTTCGCCATCGCTGAATTCTTCAATCTCCCAATGCTCAGTAAAATTAGGTGAATATTTGAAGCGAGACTGTTCGGTCGCAACCTTGATAAAATCATAAACTGATTCGGAATCTTTGCAAAGAATTGCCGTCCGATACAACTTACGGGAAGTATACTTTTTGAATCGGAATCGCTCACGACTAGCGCAATCAATTGCGTCTAAAATTTCTAAAGTTTGGTCCATTACGTCGGGATCTTTCCAGCCATGTCGTGACTAATATTTGCTGCATTGTGAAAATAGTCAGCAATCTTTTGCAACTGCTCGATTT